GACTGGTACGACTGGTACGACTGGTACGACTGGTACGACTGGTACGACTGGTACGACTGGTACGACTGGTACGACTGGTACGACTGGTACGACTGGTACGACTGGTACGACTGGTACGACTGGTACGCCCGCAGGTGGGGGTGCAAACGTTGGCTACACTGGTGTGGCCATTGATCCGTCGCAGTCCACGCTCAGCTCCAACTTTGCGGACTACGTGTACAAGATGCTTGCTCGTGGAGAGGAAGCGGCTATGCAGCCGTTCCAGCCGTACGAGGGCGAGCGTTTCGCCGGTCCCGGCGCACTGCAAGAACAAGCGTTCCAAGGTCTTGCTGGACTGAACGTTCCTGAACAGTACGGGCAAGCATCTGCTTCCATCAACAAGGCGCTGCAAGGTGTTGGCAATCTAGCCTACACCCCCACGCAGTTCCAAGACAAGTACCAAGCACCACAAGCGTACACCGCTGGGCAGTTCGGTAACCAGTTCACTGCGCCCGACGCGTACAAGCCGACCGACATCACCACTCAGCAGTGGAATGCCCAGGCTGCGCAGCAGTACATGAACCCGTTCCTGCAGCAGGCGCTTGATCCACAGTTGCGGGAGCTTACGCGGCAATCAGACATTGCTCGCCAAGCGGATGCTGCGCGTTTGGCGCAGGCTGGTGCGTTTGGTGGCTCACGTCAGGCCATCATGGAGTCGGAGGGACGTAGGAGCCTGTTGGATCGACAATCGGACGTGCTGTCGCAAGGATACAAGACGGCCTTCGATGTGGGGCAGCAAGCGTTCATGACTGACCAGCAGCGGGCGTTGGCGGCACAGCAAGCTGCAGAGCAGTCCAAGCAGTTTGGCGCTCAGCAGGGAATGACTGCCGCGCAGTTGCAGGCTCAGTACGGTCTATCGGCGCAGCAGGCGCAAGAAGCCTCTCGCCAGTTCGGCGCACAGCAAGCCTCTCGTGCAGCGGAGCAAGCGGCGCAGTACGGCCTGGACACGCAGCGTGCACAAGAAGCCGCTAACCAGTTCGGCGCTACCTACGGGCTGCAAGGTCTGCAGACTGGCATACAAGGGGCGCAAGCGTTGGCTGGTATCGGCACGGCGCAAAATACTGCTGGGCTGGCGAATCTCCAGGCGCAACTTACTGGCGGCGCTACGCAGCAAAGCTTCATGCAACAGCCGTTGGACTTCGGTTACCAGCAGTGGCAAGAGTCGATGAAGTACCCGTACCAACAAGCGACCTACATGCAGAGTCTGCTGCAGGGCCTGCCGCTGCAAGCCGCGCCGTACAGCGACGGCACCTCCGGATGGGCATCGGCGCTGCAGGGCGGGTTGTTGGGGCTGATGCTCGCCAACCAGGGCAAGACGAACTAAATCAGAAGGGCACCATACATGTTCACGCCGACCCCCAACGCGCAAACCGCCCCGGGCATGCCGACGCCCGCAGGCGCTCCTCCGCAAGGCATCCAGCAACTCATGCCTGGGCAGGCGCAGGCCGGGGCGCTCAACAGCGTGCTGGCCGGTCAACCGCAGCAGCCTGCGGAACCGCAAGGCGCGGTCGCGTCGATGGTGAAGCCGCTGTCCATGCTGGACCCGATGTCGCTGCAGCGCGAACTGCTGAACCCCAACAGCCAGTACCCGAAGTACGCGGTGCTGTCCGCGCTCGACCAGAAGAACAAGCAGCGCCGTGCGGCGCAGGCTGTGCAGAACCAGTTGGCTATGCAGCAGGCGGCGGGTCAGCAGGGGACGGTCAAGGACATGGTGATGACCGAGGCGGCCCCCGCCCAGCCTCCGGTGCAGATGCGCGCTCATGGTGGGCCGGTGCAGCATTTCAGCAACGGCGCGGATGAAGACGGCGTGCGCTACGTCAGCAACCGGCAGGGCGACCGCATGGTGGATCCGGAGATCGCGCCTGTGTCTATCTGGGACGCGATCAGCAACATCTTTGGTGGCGGTGAGCAACCCGCGCCGGTCGTGCAGGATGCCGCTTCGGTGGAGTCGTTTGGCCAGGACATTGACGCACTGAAGCAGCGCCTGCTGCAGGCCAAGGAAGCGTTGTACAGCTACGGCTCGGTGCAGCGGCAGCGCGACCCGGAAGGCTTTAAGCGCGCCAAGGCTGAGTACGACGCCCTCGCTAACGCCTTCGACACTGCGCGCCGGTCCTACGGGGCGAGCGCGGCAGCAGCGTTCTCCAAACCGGACCAGCGTGCCAAGATGCTGGCCCCTGCACCGCAAAGCACGGGTATCGTCAACCAGCGCCCGACCATGCCGAACGACCCGCGCCTGATCACTGTGCAGCGCCCCGATGGTGGCAGCGCCAGTGCAAGCGCCAGTGAAACGCGCAAGACGGTTACGCCGTCTGCAGGCATCCCGCGCCCCGACATGTTCGGTGACATTCGCAACTCGATGCTGGCCAGCCGTGGCTACAACGCCGCCAATGCCGCCTTGCTGCGCCAGGGTGCAGAGCCGACCGAAGAAGAGAAGAAGCAGCGCGGCATCATCAGCGGGCTGCGCGCCAAGCAGCTTGAAGCTGCACAGAAGGATGTTACGGACGCGGAGGCGGAAGCCGCCGCCAAGCTGGAGAAGGCGCGTAACCGCCCGGGCATCTTCTCGGATCCTGAGTCTTTGGCGGCACTGGCCGGGGCCATCAGCACACGCAAGGGTGAACTCATGGGCAGCGCCGGTCGCGGCCTGTCGAGCATCCTGAACGAGCGTCGGCGGGCTATGGCGGAAGCCGAGAAGGAGTTCGGCGCGTCGAAGAAGGAAGTGCGCCAGATGCAGAGCCTGAACCGGCAGCTTGAGATCGCCAACCAAGAGAAGGAGATGGCCATCCTCACGGGCGATCGCAACGCGCTGCAGAACGCCAACCTCAAGATCGCGGAACTCAACGCCCAGCAGGCCAAGTTCGAAGCGCAGACCGGTCTGGGCATGGCACAGGTCGCTGAATCCGCACGCGGGCACGACATTCAACTGCAAGTGGCGCGGATCGCTGCGGCGGCACGTCAGGGAGACGACAAGGCTGCGGATTTGCTCAACGCCATCAACCGCGACCCTGAACTCCAGGCATTCAAAAAGATGCTTGAAAGCGGCCTGACGCAGTCTCAGCGTGACTCCGCATTGGCCGGAATCCGCGAGCGGATGCGTATTCTGGAGAAGGCGCATGGCGTACCATCCACGGTGGGTGAAGGCCCCGCCTCGGTAACGGTTCCGAAGGGCGTTATGGTCGAACAGATTGGGTAAGCCACCATGCCGCAATACGAGATCACAGTCCCGGGGAAGGGTACGTTCCGCGTTGACTCCCCCGTACCCCTCTCTGACGCCCAGGCGTATGCGGCAATCCAGCAGCAACTTGCTGCAGCCCCTCCTGAAACCACGGTCGGTGGACAGGTCAAGGAGTTCTTCAAGGGCTTGGTCCCGGGGGCTATCGGCCTAGCCGAGACGGCAGGCGTTGGCGCTGCCGCCATCCTGCCTGAAGCAGCCGAGAAGGCTGTCCGAGAAAAGATCCAAGGCGCGGCTACCGCCGCCCGTGCGCCGTTTGAAGCTGCGCCTGGGTACGAACAGTCCGTTGGACGCAAGTTCGGTGAGGCGTTTGGCTCCACTGCGCCCTTCCTTGCGATGGGCCCGCTGGGTCTTGCAGGGCGTGTCGGCCTGACCGGTATGGCCGGTGCAGCCGGTGCCGGTGAAGCGCGTCTGCGCGCTGAGCAGGCCGGTGCTACGGAGGATCAACGTGCTGCAGCCACGGCAGCGGGCGTGCTTCCAGGCTTGGCCGAGGTCTTTGCTCCGATGCGCATCATGGGCCGCATCCCTGACGCTGCCAAGGCGCAGGGCGTTGCTATGGTCAAGCGCGCATTCATGGCTGGCGGTGAGGAAGCCGCCCAGGAAGCCGCGACCAACTTCGCCCAGAACTTGATCGCCAAGGGCATCTACAAGCCCGAGCAGGAACTCATCGAGGGCCTGGGCGAGTCTGCGGCCTACGGTGGCGCTACCGGCGCGCTCATGCAAGGCGTGATGGATCTGGCGTTGGGTCGGCGTGCACGCAGTGCACAACGCGCCCAAGAAGACGTTGCTGCCCAGGAAGAAGCGGCCAAGCAGCGCAAGGCCGAAGCGGAGGCCGAGGCTGCGCGCCGTGCCGCCCCTGAGTACCTGCCGGATCTGGCCAAGCGCTACCAAGACGCCCAGGAGCAGTTCAAGCAGCAGCAAGAGCAGATCAAGGCGCTCAAGAAGGCCGGTGACCCCGCGTCCAAGATGCAGGCGCAGGAGGCGCAGGAGGCGCTGAAAGCGTACTACCGCGAGACGATCCTCCCGCTGTCCAAGGAGATCAACGAGGCAGGCGGCATCGACAAGATCAAGCAACTGCTGGCTGAGCAGGCTGAAGCCGCGCGTGTAGCCGGGATGACCCCGGAAGAGTACATGATGGAGGGCCTGGGCATGAAGCCCGCTGCGCCCACTGCCGCGCCTGCCTCCATCGAAGAAGCCGCGCTGGGTGCTGCGCAGGGCGAGGGCGTGAAGGAGCCGTCCGAGCTTGACACCTACGCTGAAGGCCAGATCCAGGCTGCGCGTCAAGTGGGTGCGCTGGATGCCGCGACGATCGCCGACTACCTCATGGAGGACGAGGCCAAGGCACGCGCCTTAGTGCAGGAGCAAACGCAACTGCCTGGGATGTCGGCCAAGGAGAGCCGCGCGTTGCTCGGTGGGTTGAAGCTGCGCCTCGCCGAGATCGACAAGCAGAAAGCTGCGGAAGAGCGCCAACGGCTGGAGGCAGAGCAGGCCAAGCGCGCTGAGACGATGGCGGCTGTCGGTGCCGGTACGCCTGCCATGCAGCCCGACCTGTTCGCTGAAGCCATTGACGAGCGTGCTGCCGCTGAAGCGGAGCCGCGCCCCGCGCCCACGTCGCCCGAGTACGAGCGCGAAGCGGAGATGACCTACCCGGAGGGGATTGCGGAGAAGGCGTTTGTGCGCCCCACCGATGCGGTGGAGCCCGCCCCCGTGTTCAAGCCGATGCCGCCGCGTGACGCTGCGCGCATCCTGCAGCAGATCGATTCGCTGGGCAACACTGTCAACGGGGCCGCAGCCCGTGCCGATACTTCTTTCCGCAGCGGCAACAAGGAGGCCGGTGTCCAGGCCATGCGTGAGCGCGAAGTGGCGCAAGCGAACCTGAACACGCTGGAGCAACAGGGCGGTGCACCGGGGGCCCTTCTGGCGCTGCGCAAGGCGCAGGATTCGGCGATCATGGACATCGCCCAACTGGCCGATGACCTCAAGGCAGGCCGCACGTTGGGTGGCCCGGAGCAAGGCACTGCGTCCTCCACGCCGAAGACGCTGATCAACCAGATCAACAAGAAGCGCGATGCGCTGGTCACGGCGATGGTGCAAGAAGCTGCGGCTATCCGCCGCATGTTCGGCAAAGCGCTGACGAAGGAAGAGGCCGCTGCTGCGACTGCGGAAATCAACAAGGTGGTGGATGAGTGGGTGACTCGCAGCATGGCGCAGCCCATCACGAACGCGACCTGGGTGGACAGGCTGGTTGCGCAAGCCAACGCCCGTGCCGCTGAATCGGGGGCCAGCGCGTGGAGACAGCCCTGGCTGGCCGACGCCCGCACCGCGTACAAGAAGCAGAAGCTGCAAGAAGCCCTGATCAAGCGCCTGGGCCGTCAGCGTATGCAGGAGATCCTGCAAGGCACCGCCGAACTCAAGGGCGCGGAGACTGAGCTTCCGCCTGATACGCGCCGCGTTGTCGAGTCCAGTGCTGATCGCGAGTTCTTCGTGCTGGTGAAGCAAGCGCAGGACAAGGCGGCGCAGGCGTTGGTAGACCCGCGTCCGCTGGAGGAACGCCAGTTCGGTGCGTACCGTGCGGCATCCCAGGTGCTGCAGGAGCAACTGAAGCAGATCAGTTCGCGCCTGTCCGAGGTGCCGGAAACCGGCGAACGCGTCACCTCCGACCTTAAGATCCAGTTCCCTGAGACTGAAGCCGCCAAGGTGGCCGAGGCCAAGGGTGAGACTGCGACGACCCGTCGCGGCGAGCTTGTGCGAGCCCGCGAGTACACCATCGACCAGATCGACAAGGCGCTGACCGCAAGGCAGGCTCCGGGTGTGGTGCGCGAAGCTCTGACCCGTGCACGCGCTGCGCTGGAAGAGGGCCTGGGTACGCAAGACGTGGTGTCTGAAATCCAGGGTCAGCGGTTTGCCCCCGGCTTGATCGACGCTGCCAATGAACTGGCACAACGCGTCATCAGCGGGCAGACCGGCACCAAGACCCAGGACTACGACGGTCGCCTTGTGCGGCAGATCGTGACGGCGCTGCGTACGCAGCCCGAGGTGGCCCCTGGCCAGAAGTCGCTGTTCCCCGAGGCCGATGAGGATCTGGGCTACATCCGCACGACGCCCAAGCGGTTTGAGCAGGCCCCTGAAGTGCGCAAACGCCGGGAAGGCATCCTCGACAAGGGCGAGGAACTGACCGCCGAGATTCGTGCTGAACTGGACCGCATCGACGCCGAAAACGAAGCCATCCTGGCCGCGCAAGACCGTGTGGCTGAGCGTAGCGATGCGCTTCAGTCGGCTTGGCAGTCTGCGGTTAAGAAGGCTAGGCAGCAAGTGATTGCGGTGCGGCAAGCAGCGAAAAACAAAGAGCTTGCGGCGCTGAAGGCGCAACTGAACGAGATCACCAAGTACGGCATCTTTGCGCTTGACAAAGAGAACACCGCTCGGGCCACGGAGTTGTACAAGCAGATTGCTTCGTTTGACGTTCGCGCTGAGCAAGCGGTGGATGCTGCGGAGTTCTTGCCCAAGGCGATGGCTAACAAGTGGGTGGAGTTTGAGCGCAAGGCGCTTGCCGAAGCCCAAGCCGAACTTGCCAAGTACAAGACTCCAGAGACAGCCAAGGAAGCGGAGCGCCGTCAAGCTGCCTTGGCCCAGGCGCAGCGCGCTGCGGGCATGGACGAGGCTGCAATTAGGCGTGAGGCGCAAGTAACCGCGCAGCAACGCGCTCGTGAGGGCCTGGGGCTGGCCGGTGTGCGCCGCGTTGACGGCAAGCTCGTCCCGATCCAGGCTGAGTCCAAGGAAGCCCGCGCTGCCCGTGAGGCAGAGGCGCGTGAGCGTGCCCGTGAAGAGGCGCGTGAAGCCGCCATCGAGCGCGAGCAAGAGCGCATGGCGGAAGAGGCCAAGGTGGAAGATGCCAAGCGCCGCATCGAAGAGGGCAAGGCGGCGTTCAAGCGTGCTCGTTCGCAGGAGAGTAAGACCCGCATCGGCCAGGAGATTGCCCAGGCTACGAAGGATCTGCAGATTGCCCAGGCGCGCATCGAAGCGATACAAGAAGGCCGCCCGCGTCGTACGGGGCCCGCCACCGTCATCAGCGGCACGGCGATCGCCGCCAACAAGCCGTTGCGCACCGGTAGCGAAGAGCAAAAAGCCGAAGCTACAAAACCGGCTGTTAAGGCTAAAAAGCAAAAGCTCAAATTCTCGCAAGGCGCTGCGGCTGATGCGGGCACCAGCGCAACGCTGCGCAAAGAGCTTAACGCTGAGTTTGGCAAGACGGATCGCGTTGAGGTGTTCGACACGGTCGATGCGCTTGTTGAGGCCAACCCTGAGTACGAAGGCCGCATCCCGTCCGATACCCGAGGCTTTGTCGATCCCGAGTCTGGGCGCATCTTCATGGTGGCCGAGAACATCAACAAGGGTGAAGGTGTCGCCGTCTTGCTGCACGAGGTGGGCGCGCACGTTGGCATGAAGGAGGCGCTGCCCGGGGCGCAGTACGACGCGCTTGTCAAGGCAGTATCGGCGTGGGCCGCGCGCAACGACGGATCGACGGAGTCCAAAGTTGCCAAGGCCGCGTTGGCGCGTGTGCAAGCTGCCAAAACAAGCGCTGATCAGCGCGGCGATGAACTCCTGGCCTACACCATCGAGGAAGCCCGCAAGGCAGGCGTGACGCTGTCAAGCAAGGGGCCATTGGGACAGTGGCTCACGCGTGTTGCAAACGCTTTCCGCAAGGCACTGGAAAAGTTCGGTCTGCCGCCCAAGGAACTTACGGTTCAGCAGCTTGTGGACATGGCTTACGGTGCGGCTGACGTTGCGTTGGCTGGTAAGCCAACAACTAAGCAGTCGGGTGCACCGCTGCTGTTCTCTCGCGCTGTGCAGTACAACGAGTCGTTTGCTGACGTGGGCAGCATCCTCGACAAAGCGATCGCCAAGGACCGCAGCGCCATTTCGCGCCTGAAGGAGAACTTCGCGGGCATGGGCTTCCGCACGCAGTGGATCGACAAGCTCGACCCGCTGCAGAAGATCGCTGACACCTCGATGGAGGCGCTCAAAGCCACGCAGATGATGTACTACCTGCGCATGTACGAGCAGCGCAACCACTTCACCTCGCAAGCCATCAGCAACGGTGTGCCTGAACTGGTGGAGAAGACGCGGCGCGATGGGCGCAAGGAATGGATCATCGAGTCGCAGACCGGTGCCAAGATTAAGGATGTCGTGGACATTCTGTCGCGCAAGGATGTGGTCAAGGCAGTGGGTAGCCCCGATGCTGCCAACCGCTTGTTCACGGCGTACCTTGCAGCCAAGCGCGCCAAGCGCGTTGGACTGGATGCGCTCGACTTTGGCGGCAACATCACGCAGGCCGAGCTTGACATGGTTGAGCAGAAGGTCGAAGCCGATGAGGTGCTGAGCGAGGCGTTCAAGGACGCGCGTAACACGTACAACGCGTACAACCGCAACCTGCTGAAGTTCGCTGTCCAGACCGGCTCGATCAGCAAGGACGAAGCGGCCAAGCTCCTGGCATCGGACGACTACGTGCCGTACTACCGGCAGCGTGACGGCGTGGCTGAGCTTGTGATTGGCGGCGAGACGCCCATCCGCATCGGCAACCTGAAGGACAACCAACACCTCCAGGCGCTCAAGGGCGGCGACAAGCCGATCTTGGACTTCCTCACCAGCAGCGTGCAGAACACCAGCATGCTGCTCGACATGTCGATGCGCAACCTTGCGGCCAAGAACGCCATGCTGGAGCTTGGCAGCATCCGCATGGAGAACAAGCCGTTGGCACGTGTGCACAAGGGTGACGGTCCCGAGGGCGCTGTGCGCTTCAAGATCGACGGCGAGAAGTACCACGCCATCGTCAACACCGACGCCATCGGCATCCCCAGCGAACTGCTGATCAAGGGCATGCAGGGCATCCCGACGCAACTGTCTGGCATGTTCCGGTTGATGGCCGCTCCCGCGCAGTTGCTGCGCCGTGCGATCGTCGCCAACCCGCTGTACGCTGCGCGCCAGTTGTTCCGTGATTCGCTGTCGGCAGCGATCACCAGCGGCGCGGACATGACACCGGTGCTGGGCGCACTGAAGCAGATCGGCAAGAAGTCGGTGCTGGATGCGCGCGGTGTGACTGGCGGTCAGGTGTTTACCGGCATGCCCGAGGACATGAGCCGCCTGCTGGCTGAGATGCAGAAGGGGCGCGGTGCCTGGGCGACTGCCTTGGCCAAGCTGGAGACGATCTCGATGGAGGCGGATGCCGCCACCCGCCGCGCTCAGTACAACAGCTACATCGAGCAAGGGCTGTCCGAGATGGAAGCCACGTTCATGTCGCTGGAGTCGATGAACTTCTCGCGGCGCGGCGTGTCGCCCACCGTGCAGACCGTCAACGCCATCATCCCCTTCGTCAACGCGCAGATCCAGGGCCTGGACATGCTGTACCGCGCCTTCACTGGCAAGCTGCCGATGAACGAGCGGCTGCAGATTCGCGAGAAGCTGTACGCCCGGGGGCTGATGCTGGCGGGCGCGTCGATGGTTTACGCGCTGCTGATGCAGGACGACGAGGCGTACAAGAACGCCACACCCGAGCAGAAGTACGGCAACTGGTTTGTGCGCGTGCCCGGGGTTGAGGAGCCGGTACGCGTGCCGATCCCGTTCGAAATCGGCTACATCTTCAAGGCACTGCCCGAGGCTCTGGTCAACACAGTGATGCGCGAGGATGGCGCGGAGGAAGCGCGTAAGGCGTTCCTGCACATCGCTCAGCAGACGGTCCCTGGCGGCAGTTCGTACGGCATGCCTGCAGCCGTCAAACCGCTCGTGGAGCTTACCCTGGGCAAGTCGTTCTTCACTGGGCGTGATATCGAGTCGGCGCAAGAGCAGGCGGTTGAGCCGCGTGAACGCTACCGTGCACAGACCTCGGAGCTTGCCAAGGCTGCGGGCGACAGCTTCAACCTGTCGCCGATAAAGCTGGAGTATCTGATCAACGGATACACGGGCAGCATGGGCATGGCGCTGCTGCAGACGCTGAGTGCACCGATCCCCACCACTGGGCCGGAAGGTGCGTACAGGAAGCTGTCGGAGACGCCGCTGCTGGGCACGCTGTTCCAGCCCAACGACGCGGGCGGCATCATCAACATGGCCTACGAGCGGGTGAAGGAAGCGCAGGAGGTGCAGGCCACCTTCAAGCGCCTCGCCGAGCGCGATCCGGCCAAGGCTGAACGGTACGCCGAGGAGAACGTCGAGAAGCTGGCAATGGCCTCCGCTGCAGGCCGCTTCCGCCAGATCATGGGGCGCATCACTCAGACCGAGAACGCCATCAAGAACTCGCCTGACATGAGTCGGGAGGAGAAGACCCAGGCCCTGAAGGAACTGCGTCAGGTCAAGATCGAACTGTCGCGGGAGTTCAAGGGCGAGTTCGCTTAACCGCCGGTCGGTAGAACAGCACGCCAAGCAACCCTTGGCGTATGCAGAACAGGGCACGAGCATCGAGTACGCGAACACGTACCGCTGCTCGTAGCCCTTCCTCCTTCAGCGCCTCCAGATCCAGGCCCGGGACGAAGAACCCCTGACCACGCTCAGTCGTCTCCCAGGGGAACCGCACCGTCTTCACCCAGTGGCATGTTGTCTGCCTCGGAGGCAGTCAGGGGGCGCGTCAGGCACATCACCCGGGCACGCATCTGCGGACCCTTGGTCTTGGCCAGCATGTCCTTGCGCATGAACTGCAGATCGTACCCGTCCAGCACGATGTTGCGCTTGAACATGTCGAACCCGTAGGACAGTGACACGCAGTGCGCCTTGAGCACTTGCTCCTCAATGAAGAACGAGATGAAGCCCTTGCGCTGTATCTCGTGCTCCACACGCCCCATGACTTTGCTGCGCGTGAGCGACTGGTCGATGGGGTCGCCGTTGCCTAGGTTGGCCAGCAGCTTGCCCTCGCTTTGCTTCATGATGACCAGGGAGCCGTAGTTGTCACGGATGAAGCCGTTGAGCACGTCTTCCGCCGTTCTAGCACCGGAACGCACCACGCGCCGCGCCTTCTCCACGAGCTTCTTCAGGAACGCCATGATCGCATCGACTGGCAGATTCACGATGCCCGCGTACTGCTTCGACGCCAGGATTGCCCCGGCGATGATGCAGCCACAACCAGCCGCCCAGAAGCGTTCGTCGCCGCTCATGTTCCACTCGCGCTTGATGCGGCGGATGGTTGATAGCGTCACCTCCCGGGCTATGTCCACGTTCTGCACGAGCCAGCGCACGTACATCTCGCCAGCCACGCCGTGGTTGTGCGCCAGCAGCTTGATCTTCTCCTCTTCCTCCGGGGTCCACTCCAGCTTCTTCTCGGGCGTCCACTCCAGCATACGCATCAACTCGCCCTGCGACGAATGGCCACGCGCGCCAGACATGTAGTCGTGCATGTTGGTGTTGGAGGTCAGCAGCACGAGCGTAGCCCAGGACACCATGTTCAACCGCTCGCGGTTGTGGTGCACCTCGGACTTCTCCTTGCCCTGGCCTTCCGCAGCGTCGAAGATGAAGCCGGGGAACCACTCCAAATCATGCCGCGACTTGTGCGTGATCTCGTCCGACGTGAACGGCAGGCTGTTCAGGTTGCCCATGCGCTGCTGCATGGTGACCGCCGAGGTTGACTTGCCCGTGCGGTAGCGGGTCGGGTGACCCCACACAGAACTCATCAGGCTCAGCGCCAGGGACTTGCCCGTGCCGCTGTCGGTGGACCCGGCGTGGATCGTCAGCGCAGCCATCTGAGTGAAGCGCATCAGCGGCGCGCCGAAGGCGATCGCGCCCATCGTCAGGTGCTCGTACAGCCGCTTCTCGTTGAGCATGCCAACGAACTCGCGCCAGCCCTGGATGGTGCCCTGGCTGCGCGTGATGCGTGTGAGGTTGGCGAGGTCAGGCATAGGCACCGTACGCGTCGTGCCGTCCTTGAGGAACACACGCCCGCTGTAGACAAACGAGTCGTCCTCTTGCCAGCCGTACTGCTGCGGGATCTTGATCGGGTTCTTGTTGGAGGACGCTTCCTCCACGCAAGCGCGCACGTAGTCGTACAGATTCTTGTCGTTGCCCGCACCGAACGCAGCGATGATGTTCTGCTGCGCCAGGGTCTTCAGGCACTCGTCCTTGCTGACCGAGTACCGCTGTGGCATCAGCACGTCCACCGAGCCGGTCGGGCGGTCCGCCACCATGTGCACGGTGTGCTCGCCGTCCTTGTTCAGCAAATCCGCAACGAAGAGCGTGTACGGCAGGATGAGTACCTGCTGCTTGCGCTTCGACCCGTCAGCATCCTCCACCATGCGGTTGGCATACACGCCGCCGGTCGTCCCGTACGAGAAGCCGCGAGGAGGCGCAGGGCGCATAACCTTGACGACCGGCGCATCAGGATCTTCGGGGTCATGGGGCTTAAGCTCAATCTCTTTGGCCTCGTTGTCCGCAACAAGCTCGCGGCCCAGGGCCAGGGGGTTGGTGATCTTGCCGAAGTGCGGGCACTTGTCGCAGATGCCGGGGTTCTCCTGATCGAACTTCAGGCACGGGTACGGCCCCTTGATCTCCCGCAGCTTCTGGTTCATGCGCGCATCGTCGTACGGATGCAGCTTGCTCAGCCACGGAGCAGCACGGGAACAGTCATCACTGGCCTTGGCGATCGACAGCCAGCCCCGCCACAGGGGCTCCATGCCTTCTTCCTCGGCGTGCTCGATGTAGTGCGCAAGCTGCGCGCAACCCGTCCCGGCACTGGTGCGCTGGACGATATTCTTGAACTTGGTGGCGCTGTTCTCAAGGAGCTTCACGCCAGTCGCAGACGGCGTCGGACGGGCTCCAGCAATCTCCAGGGTCGGCGCAACCTCCAGCACGGGGGAGCGCACAAGTGAGTTGATACGCGCGGCGAACTCGGTGAACTCCACCGTGCCGTCCGCATGCAGCATCAGCTTGACGGGCCGAGGCGTGCCGTACTTCTTCTTGAAGTTCATCGTGCCAGGGACGCGCAGCACACGCGCCGCATCCGCCGTCACGGTCATGTCGATGGCCAAGCCCTCCTGCTTGCACAGGCGCTTGAAGTTCTCAGCCACCGGCTTCCACGACGGGATGGGCACAGGGGCCTTGAACGCCCAGTAGCAGTGCAGACCGCCGCCAGAGGCGACGACCCACGGGGTGCCGAACTCATTCAGCCCGGTCTTGGCCAGGAACGCGTCCAGGGCCTCCGCTGCCTCGCGCTTGCTCTCGTAGCCATCCATGTCGATGGCGATCGTGCGGATCATCTTGGCGTTGTCCGCAGTGCGCTGGCCTTCCTTGTCGAACGTCGCAAGGGCGAAGTACACGTCGTACTGCGCGCCGTTGCTCATCCACTTCTCTACGTGGGCTTCTGTCTCCGGTAAGTCTTCAACGAACTCGTGCTGCTTGCGCTTGTCACTGAACGCAGCAACGCAGTAGTACCCGTGACCGGGTGGCGGCAACACAGCCGCAAGGAACTCATGCGGTGCCATAGGGGGTACCTGCGGCTAGAACAGCGGTTCTTGGGTCTGCGCGTAGCCTTCGTCAGCCAGCGATCCGTACTTGGTGATGTACGCGTCCAGGCAGGCGATCAACTCGTTGCACCAGTGCTTGGGCAAGCCGTCCACGTTCCTGAGTTCGGCGTAGCGCACCAGTTCTTCCGGTGTCAAGGATTGAGGTTGAATTCTTGACATGTCTTTTTCCAGGCGGTTTCAGCATCGCGGGCATCGTTCAGGATGGCAATCAAGCGCTCGACAAGCGGACGGTAGGGCGTAAGTACTTCGCCCCCAGACATCCAGTTGTACACAGTTTGACGCGTTGCCCCCGTTGCCTGCGCGATACGCATTACCGAAAAGTCAAGTCGGACAGCCGCACGACCGAGCTTGTTGCCCAGGTTGCGCGGCCCCCTGTTGATCAGGTAGATGGTTTGAGCGGCGTATGGCATGGTTTGAGCGGCGTATGGCATGGTTTGAAGCAAGGGAGGGGATGCGTATTCTGCACCCCCTCGTCCTCACTATTTACTCTTCGTCATCCCATTCCGCAGCCAGCTTGGCAAGCGTGGACTTCGGGGCAACCGTCTCCTTCGCTTCCTTCTTGACCGGCGGCTCGGGGGTGTCTTCTTCAGCCTCCGCAGCCGCTGCAGCCTTCTTGGCTTCCGCTTCAGCCTTGGTCGGGCGACCGCGCTTGGGAGCCGGTGCGGGCGGCTCGTCCTCTTCCTCCTGCGCAGCCGGGGCGGGCTTGGTAGCAGGCGTCGGGCGCTTGCCTTCCAGGGTCGGAGTCGGCACCTTGTCCATCTGCGCCACCGTCATGGTGATGGCGGCCTGGGCGTCGGGCGACTGGCCCTTCTCCTGCGCCGTGGCGTACTCATCCTCGGTCAGCCAGCGCATCGGCTTGAAGAACAGCTTGGGCGACTCGCTCTTGGTGTCGAACTTCAGGCGGGTGACTACCATGTCCACGTTGGCGTTCTGCGCGGCCATGACACGGGCGTAGGCTTGCAGGGGCATGTTCTCCCCTTCGGCCTTGCCGAAGATCGACGCGGCGGGCAGTTGAAGCTGCATCACGTCGCCTTCGATGTCGTTGACCAGCACCACGGCTAGACGCTGGTTGAAGCGGCAAGCACGCGAGTCGCCTTGGCCCGAACCCTTGACGTTCTGCGGGCACGTAGCGCAGCGGTCAGACTGCGGGCTGGCAGCGCTCTTGTCGGGCGTCTCGCCATCGGCAGACCAGCAGTCCGGGCCAGCGGGGTTCTCGGAGTCGTAGGACTTCATGTAGAAGGTGCGGCTGACCTTGGGGGCAGCAGCGACCAGCACCACGTCCAGATACCGCTCTTCGATCGCGGCGACCTCCTTGCCGTCCACCATCAGGCGGAACACGCCGCCCTTGATGGAGATGCGCTTGCCTTGCGCGCCGCCACCACCGGCCAGGGCCTTGGTCAGCGAGGAGAGTTCAGCCTTCTTGACGAAGGCCGGGACGTTGGAACCAGAGAAAAGTGCAATGTTGCTCATTTGATTACTCACTTGGAGGGCTTGCGGATGGAAACGTCGAACTCAGTCTCGGCGTTCAATCCAGGGGGATGCAGCTTGGGGTTCTCTTCAAGGAAGGTCCGCATGTTGGTCTGAGCGATGCGCTTCTCCAGCAGATCAATCGCATCGTTCTCCTTCACGAACTCCTTGAAGGACTCCCAGTCGTTGGTGTAGTAGCGCGTCTTCTGCGTCAACGACACCGTGCCAAAGTCGGTCTTCGCTGACGTGATGTTTGCATCACGCAGCGTGTCCTTGATGGCATTCTTCACTTCGGCTTGCTGCGCCTTGATGGACTCCATCTGCGCGTCAAGATCCGACAACGCGGCACGCATCTTCATGTAGATGCGCACGAGCTTGTCAATAGGGACTTTGTCTACAGCTTCTTGCATCACGATCTCCTTTGCCCTCTACGGGGCAGTTGTCAAAGAGTTGACATCATACACGGCCTTTCGAGTCTGGCAACCCCCTTTCTTTAATTTCGGCGGTGAACAGGTCCACCAGCAGTTGGGCGTCGTCCACCTTGCCTGACAGCGCAGCGAACGCACGCTTCTCCACAGGCGACCCCTGGATGTGGATAACTGTGACCTTGTCGGCGTTCTGGCCCTTGCGGTCTGCCCGGGCGCAGCACTGCACGTATTGCTCAACACTCATCAGCGGGCCGTAGAAGATCACCGTGTCGGCGGCAGTCAGCGTGATCCCGTGCGCAGCAGCCGCAGGCTGCATGACCAGCACACGCGGCGTGTCCTGCGTCTGGAAGCGCTTGATGATGTCGCCCCGCTTGGTGGCCGTCACCCCGCCGTGAATCTCTTCACAGGCGATGCCGTTCTTGTTCAGGAACTGGCTGATGGTGTCGATCACCGATCGGAACAGCGCGAAGATGATGACCTTGCGGTCAGTCTCTTCCAGGGCCTCCAGCAGCACGTTCAGGCGCGGTGTGGCATCGAACTCCACCACCTCCTTGTTGTCCGTGTAGGCAGCGCCGCAGTTGTGCACTATGAGCGGTTGTCCATCAGTGCCTTGAACTACGAAGCGGCTTCGCGGTCCGCAGAACGCGATGTCGAATACGTCTTCCTCCCAGGCGTCGTCAGCGCTTTCTCTAGCGGCCACTGGTAGCGTGTCAATCTTGCGCCCAACGTAACTGACCGCAGCCCGTACGCTTTGGCTGCGTCTTCCAAAGTCATTCGCCCCTTTGGCGTATCCAACCACACGGTGTTGCGTGTGTTGCGGGCTTGTTCTTGCGCGGTTGCCCAACGGCAGTTGCTCGGAGAATACGGTCCGTTGTTGTCTACTCGCTCCAACGATAGCGTCGGCTTGTATGTAGGCCCCATGGCCTCCCAAAAGGAATCGAAGCTCGTTGCCCAACGCTCGCACACTGTGATGCCACGCGCTCCATAGTTGTGCCAGTCTTTGTCTTGTGGTGACAAGCAGCGTCGTCGCATGTTGGACCAGATGTGGTACTGCCGGGTCTTCGACATGCTGTGCGTTTTGTTGCCGTGCTGACAGCCACAATGTCGTGGCGTCTGACGATGCTTCGTACGAAGGTACTGGCTCTCTCGTATCACTTCGTTGCCGCACTGACAACGACAAAGCCAGCGGGCCTTTTTGGTTTTCCCACCGCTCGTACCTTGACGACACACTACGGTCAGGAAGCCGAACACTTGCCCGGTCAAGTCCAGCGCACGCTGAAGCGACCCTCCATCCTTCATTTGTAAGCACCTCATGGTCTGGCGTCATTCGTACCCCGTACTGCACTATCGTGCGTTTGCGCCCGCGCGGCAGTAACCCTTTGTGCTTAACGAACTCAACGCCGTCCCACACCAGATCGTCAGCTTGTAGCGATTGAATAGGAACCCAGCCGTGATTCGTCAGCACCGGGGTATTATACGCAATACAAGATATTTGCAGCAGCTTGTTCAAGGCAGCAGCGGCGTTGACCGCAGTGATGGTTTCCCCGGATGCCTGGGCCACCATCTGATCCTTGATCAGGTTGTAGTACTTCGCTTGCTGCGGGGTCAGCGGGACTTCACGCGTCATCGTCACGACGGGCGGTAGGTCCAGGCACTGGGCCTTGGTGAAGCGGATGGCGGGCTGCAGCGCCTTGTGCACCTTCTCGGCTGCATCGCGCTTGGGTGCCCACTTGAACATGGTGAGCTTGTTCATCACCATGTCTCGCCACGCCGTCATGAACTTCGGCACGCCGTTGGGGTTGACCAGCTTGGCCAGCCCGAAGGCATCCATCGGCGACTGCGAGGCGGGCGTGCCCGTCATCATCCACAGGTACGTTTCGGGCTTGAGGATCGACGCCAGGGCCTTCCAGCGCTTGGTCTGCGCGTTCTTGTACGCGTTGGCTTCGTCCACGATGATCAGGTCAAACCGACCGTCATTGCGCACTTCATCGGCCACAAGGTTCAGCCCCTCGTAGTTGATGATGACGATCTCAAAGTCCTGCTGAATGATCTCGATGCGGCGTGCGGCTTGGGCGTGATGCGCCACCACTGCGGAGCGGTGGATGATGCTGTTGCCGATGTCCTGCATCCATGCGCTGTGCATGATCGACAGGGGGCACAGGATCAGCACGCGGCGCACCTCGCCACGCTGCATCAGGTAGTCCGCTGCCCACAAGGCAGACAGCGTCTTGCCGGTGTTACCAGTCAAGAACACACACCCGTTTCGGCGCAGTACAAGGTACGTGCTCGGTACCATGAAGCAGTACTTGTAACCGTCAGTGGACGGCGCGGGGTACATGGTCGCGCTGTTTCTGTTTCGCAGCGTCAGCAGACCGTGCTCGCCGCCCCGCACTTCTCCGCGTTGCTGCACGGTGTAGCAGACACCGCCTTTGTACTTATCCGGCCTCGCATCTTCTGTGATGCGCGCTGTGGTGCCTGTTGCTGCCCACGCATATTGGATGAAGTCTGCCGATGCTTTGGATGTAGTTGAGAACGAACCGCCTTTGTTGCCGCCGCGAATCGTTCCATCCCAGTGCAGCACTTCTTCCCCAATGAGACGAAGCTGTTCAGGAGTTGCTTGCCAGAAGCGCTCGTCAAACTCCTTAACGTGCCACGGAGCGCGGAAGCGGAAGATGGTGAACCCAGTAGCCGTAGCCGTGTTTTGTTCGCGCGCTGTGTACTCGATGCCTGCATCAATAAGCAGCGTACGCATGCGCTGCACTTTGCGTTCGCATTTCAGACGGACGGTGCACAACGTCGTGTTGTTCCCAAAGTACGCATCCGCTATCACGGCGATCTGTACGCGAAGCTGCGCATCGGTTAGCGGTATGCCCGCTTCAACACCTTTGATGCGAAACGCCGTTGGTATTGCTGCGTGCGAGAAGCTGATACTGGCGTCGTTCCTCGGCAGGCGTATGCCTGCGTGCCATTTATCGTGCTTGTCCAACAACTCCGCAGCAGACATCACGCACCACTTGTCGGCAGCGTTGGAGCGAACAACAACGCGATGTTCTGGACTCAGCAACTGATCCAAACCGTAATGCGTCTTGATGCGTACCATGTCCTGGCAAGGCAGCTTGACGAACTCAGTAGGCGTTACGAACTCCGCTTCACCTGTGTCCGGGTGGTACTGCGCTACCTGCCCGCCCGTGTAGTCCGCAATGCGCTTCCAGCCAGTAGGCGATAGGTACTCCGTATCAGCGTCTACACACCCAGGCTCTGACAGAACGAACGCCCTGCGGTGCAGTGTCAGGAAGCTCGCCGTCTCCTTCTGGTGGGCCATCGGCGTGTAACGACCCGGCCAGTCATACCGACCGTAGATCGGCGACGGTACGTCGCGCACGCCCAGGTTCTTGAGCACGCGCACCTCGTCAAGCGACCAGTAGACTGCAATCTCAGCACCGCCATTTTCAAAGTGGCGTAAGACTTTGTGCTTCGGTATCAGGTTGTACTTATGCGGGTTGCGGGTCTTGAAGACCAGCAGTTTGTTGTCAACGATCTCCATTAGCTTCTCACTTCATCGAGTGATCTTTGTTGCGCTTGAACGTGCGGTTCTTGCTGGCGGGGACAACAGCCAAGTTCCCCTTCTCAGTGACGCCGCCTTTGCTCAAGGGTTTTTTGTGATGGACATCCTTGCCATCCCCTTTCTGTACCAGTCCTTCTTGCGTCAGCATGCGTCGGGCCTTGTTGCGCGCGGCGCGGGCGGTCTTGGCTTTCTCGGTCTGGTCATACGCCGGGTACGTGTCCCGGTCCTTCATGTCTTTGTAAGGCATGCTGCCTCCTATCCGTTGAATGAACACTCGGTCACGGGGCACCAGCGGCACAGCGGCGACTGCTGCGGGTTCCACACGTTGTTGGCGTGGCTGGCTTCGATCTTTGCCACACGCTCTTTGTACCGCTGCCACGCGGCAGGTGCTTCATCACGCATCATCTTGTGCTTGGTCATGCTGCCCTTGACGAGGAACATGAGCGCGGAGGACACGCTGCGAATGTGGGGAAAGTGTGCGAACACCATCAGCGACATCAGCACAAGCTGATCGGTGTCAGGGTACTTATCGCTGCCCGTCTTCCAGTCCACCACCCGGGCGGTGAGGTTGTCGTCATTGATGATCAGCAAGTCTGCGATGCCCCGCACCCAGCGGTTCTCGTCGTTGAAGCTGCAAGGTTGCAGATCCACCGTCACGCCCATCTCATGCTCAAACAGCTTGCGCCCGGGCTTGGACAGAACAGCGTCGATGGCAGGCCGGAAGATGTCATACCGCTCATCCCACTCGGCCTCGCCCTTGCCGTACAACTCGATGGCGCTGTGCACCTCCTTGCCGTAGATGGTGGCTTGCGTCTCCTTGAACGGGTACTTCTTGAGTACCGTGACCTCGTGGTACTGCCGAGGACACTGCTCGTACTTCTTCAGCCCCGAGTGGGACCATGTCACGCGTGCTTCGTTTGTCACTTGTACCCTCTCATATCCAGTTCAGCGTTAAGCACCCGACTCAGTTCGGGCAGCAACTCCTGCAGCAGCGCCCCACGGTTGACTTGCGGCACTGATTTACGCGGAACGTACGGCGGAACTTCTAGGGCAAAGCCCAGGTGCTTTGCGAAGTCACTGAGAATGACAGCCGCAAACTCTCTAGGAGACGCATACCACTCATCGAAGTAATCGCCGTCTTGCGTTTCGATGAACTCCAGCATGCGCTGCGAAAGCAGTTCTTTATCCATCACAACTCCGCTGTGTGAACGATCTCGTTGAGCCGCCGACTGAACTGCGTCACGAAGTCCTCGTTCTTGGCAAGCCGGTGCCCCATGTCGAACAGAATGGCGTGCACGGTTTCGTGCCAGAACGTATCGGCCATCTCTTCAGACTTGAAGTAACGCCCGGTGATGTTGCTCTGCTGCGCAACCGTGACGAGCTTGTCCTCCAGACAGAACTCGCCCATCGTGGCGCGTTTCTCCATCATCGGGATAACGCGCACTTCGTAGCGCTTGTCGCCTAGTTTGAACCGCTTTGGGATCTGCATAGCTCCTGCTCCTTCATGAGTTTGAGGGTGTTGTTGAAGATGCGCGCTTCAGTGGCAAGCTGCAGCGCGTGGTACTCCGCTTCTTTGTAGTCCTGCTTGAGGCAGGCGTCGTGCGCCAGCTTGGCATACCGCTCGATCTTCATCAGCGGCATGGCGTAATCGATGATTTCTTCGTGCTTCTTGGGCATGTCAATTCTTGGCTAGTCCGTAACGCTTGTGTACACCGCCATCAGCGGCGAGCGGAATCCCCGGCAGGTAGGCCGGTTCTTTAGTCATCTGCGCAATCATCCAGTCCAACGCTGTGTCCTTGTCTTCCTCGGGGATCACTGCAATGGCTTCGTCGTGCACGGTACCCTTTACAGGATAGCGTTGCGCGATGCGTAGCATACCATCGGTCATGACGCAGCGGGCGGCTCCCTGCACACAGTTGTTGGTGATCTTCCCCGCGTACAGCTTGGTGCGCCCCTTGCCATCGAAGTACGACCACTGCACCCGCCCCTTGGCGTCCTCTTCTGGCTTGAGGTCCGGGTAGTGCACGCTCATGCCGCTCGGCAGGACGATCTCCTCCTTCTTGAATGTCAGACACTTGTGGCGGTAGACGTTGCCCTTGTACAGGCTGTGCTCAATCAATTGCTGGCACATGTTCCAGAAGCTGACCACGGGCTGCGCCGTGCCCCGGTACTTGTCGATGATCGCCTTGGCCGTCAGGCAGTGCACCAGCAACTCCTGCGTGGTGCAGGTATGCGGGATCTCCATCATGCGCTTGACGTTCTCCTCCCAGGCCAGGAAGCGATCGACATCCGCTGCCGTCACGCCCAACTTCTTGGCGTCGTCCTTGGTGTAGCGCAGAGGAGGCGCGCCCAGAAACCCGGTCAGTAGCTGCGCCGCAAACGATGCCCAGCCTAACTGGTAGCCGCAGCCCAACAGCGCCGATTTGGCCGACTGTCGCTGCACAGGGTGGCTGTCCTTTGTCATGCCGGGGATGTTGAACATCTGCGCGCCGAAGGTCGCGTACGGATCGCCACCAGCACGGAACACATCCAGTAGGAAGTCGTAGTCGGCCAGATACGCCAGCACGCGCGGCTCAATCTGCGAGAGGTCGCCCACGCACAGCAGATGTCCCTCCGGGGCCATGATCGCCTTGCGCAGGAAGCTCCCGCGTTTGAGGTTCTGCATGTTGATCTGGCTCCCCTTGGCGGCGGTGTAGCGGCCCGTGACTGCACCGAAGTACGTCAGCGGGAACGGCAGTCGTCCGCGCTGGGCAATGTCCAGAAAACGCTGTGCCCGAGTACGCTGCATTGTGGACTTGACCGCCAAGCGTGCCTCGCAGAGATGGACAACGGTGGCATCATCAGAATTAAGCAGGGCTTGGAAAAGTGCGTCGTTCTTTGCAAGCGCAAAAGTCTTTTCGCCTGTTGTCTTGCTGACCTTCGTTGGCGGCTCCACACCGAGTCCTTGAAGGAGCGCCGCAAACTGTTCGTTCGACGCAAGTACTTTCTCGTCCACGCCGAGCCTTTGGAGCAGGCCCGTGCGCTCACTGCGCTCTTCTTCAATCGCATTTGAAAGCATCTCCTTGTCTAGCTCCAGCATCGGCTCGGTGTACATGCGCAACGTCGTGTCGATGAGCTTGAACTCTTCGACCGGACACCCTGGCAGCAGGCGCAGGAACAACTGCTCGCACAACCACACGTCGTGGCGGCAGTAGTCGGCCAGCGCCATCTCGATCTCAAACGGTAACTCATCGAGGTAGTTCTCGGAGGACGCAAGCTCCGTGCCCTTGGGCGGCAGTTCGAAGTCCTCGGCCAGCTTCTTCAGGCTGTTGCCCACCTCCACGCCCCGCAGCGCGCGGCCCATCGACAGGGTGTCGAAGATGAACGCAGGCTTGATGCCGTACAGCCACGACAGGATGGTCACGTCGAACTGCGCGTTGTGCGCCACCACCGCCGTGCGAGACCAGCCGATGGTCTTGGCCCAACCCGCGATGTCCTTGCCCCTGACCCATACGGCCTTGTGCTCAACGGGCTCGCCCTGCTCCCACGGCTTGGCGTTGAGATCCATCTCACTCCAGCACAACCCCCACGCCTTGAAGCGTGGATCACGGATGTACTCCTCGTTGGTCTGACACGAGAACCCCAGGCCCACCTTGCGCCCCCATGCAGTTTCGAAGTCCACGGCCAGTATGCGGTCGAAGGGCGCGTTGTTGGTCTTCTTCATTGCATATGCTCCCGGTCCATCTCGTCAACATCCAGCGCATCCAGACTGTCGAGGACGAAGGCCATGACTTCGCACGCCTCATCAAAGTCCATGCGTCCGTGCACGAAGCTCATCTTGCGCTCGCTGTCGTTCAGCGTGATCAGCAAGACCTTGATCTTGCTGTCCGGGGCCATTGCCTCGGCCACAGCTTCTTGAAACACACGCATCTCGTACGCGTGCTTGTCTTTATCGTTGCCCATTCTTGATCTCCAGAAGTAAACGAACCAATTCCTCAACCGTGTCTTCGCGGATGACGAGCGTTTGCCCAGCAGCGGCTTCGATGGCACGAAGCTCTTTTTCTTGCAGAGCCGTAGGCTTGTTGTAGCCCGCCTTGCATTCGATGGCGATGAAGCGGCCTCTGTAGCAGGCAATGATGTCGGGAACCCCCGACTTGCCGTAGCCGCCCATCACGGGGAAGAAGTAGTACGCGCCGAACTCGCGCAGCACCTCGGTGCACGCGTCCTTCACTTTGCCTTCAGGTGTTCTTGCCATAGCGTTGCGCACGCGTGGTTAGCGTGTTGTTGAGTTGATCGACAGTGTTAGGTGCAGAGGGCGCGGCAGACAGGAAGTACCGCATACGTAGATTCCCAGCCCTCTGCGGGCTTCTGGGTCACGAAGGAGGTCAGTACACCGAACACGATCGCGAGGGCAGGATGTACTGACGCCGGGTCACACGCCACATCTACGAGGCATGCGTGATCGCCGGTTGCTATGTCTGCCCCTTACAGACTTTCGGCAGTGCCGTAATACTTTGCTTGCGCTTGCTGCATGGTCAGCTTGTCCGGACAGGGACCGTGCCCCTGCCACACTCGGACGTAGCTTTGGAAGTCATGCGCGGGGGACAGTCGTCTAGCGCAGTCCATGCACTCGTTGGTTTGCTTTCCCTTGCACCGCAGCAGATTGCTAGGCAGCTTGCGGATGTTCTTCAGACTCACGGATCACTCCTTGTACGAAACCGATCTCGGTGTTCTGGTGCGCAACGAACGCACCTTGCCCTGCCAGCACAGCGTTCATCTTGATGAGCTTCAACTTCTCTCGCCTTTTAGCCTGCCGCTGCGCTTTCGTCAACGGGGTGCGCTTGGCATCTTTCTCGGCACCGATCTTGTAGACCCGGCAGCAGACCCGACCTCGTGCATCCGGTGCCCAGCCTGCAATGTGGATCACTTTTTCTTTGTACATCGCTGTGGTGTAGTCGCACACTGTCAGGTAGTGCAGACCAGTTTCCTCGGCTAGCTCAGCGAGCGTATAGCCCCCATCGAGCAGCAGGCGCAGCAGCTTGGCATAGGTCATCGCACCGACTTTGACGACCTTGCGCCCCTTACGAGAGCCGACCAGTTGGGGAGGCATCGGCATTACTTCGCCTCCGTCAGTTCAATGAGTTTCTGCAAGTAGTGCATTGCCTTCTTCAAGTCTTCGACACCGTTCTTTTCTTTCCAGCGGCTCACGTACTTCACGATGTTGCCTTCGAAGTAACCCAAGTTGTTAGCCGCGATGTAATCCCAAGGTTCCACGGCTTTGCTCTTGTAGTGATCTCCTCCGTGCTGGATCGCGTTGGCGTTAAATGACTGCTGCATATGCTTTTGTGCTTCGTAGTAAGTGTATCTATTCATCTTGCTTCTCCTTGTCCAGAACTTCCGCATCCGTCCATGCAGCAGGGTGGTGGATGCAGCCGTTACTGTCAGTACAGATTGAATACATCCCGTCGATGCGATGAAACAAAAGTTCTTGATCTTCGATCTTGATGCGCGTGTTGCGCGGTACGTCGTACAGTTTCACTTCTCATCTCCTTCCAGTTCCATCTGTTTCAGTGCCTCCTCGACCAGCAACGAAAATTTGCGCCATGAACACAGGTCGTGCACGCTGTCAGTAACTATCTTCGCGCCACCTTCGTCAAGCATATTGACAATGCCTACGGATTGCTGCATGTCCGGGTCGTAGATTTCAAACTCAGTAGGGACCATTTTCATTCTTTACCCCTTGCTCTGATGGCGTTGGCGTTGCTGTGAAGCACATCCGCCAGCATCGTGCTGTTTGCACATGCGTTTGCGTTGCGGTCAAGGATCTGAGCGCACGCCTCCCGTTCAGCAGCGGCGACCAGGGCAGCGAAGCGTTCAACCTCATCGGTTTGGATGTGGTATCCATCACCTTCTAAGACTTCTTGCCTGCCGCCAAATGCACCAACAGTGAACCCTGCCTCCCGCGCCATGCGGAGGATGTCTTCCCTGTTCACTTGGTGCCTCCCCATCCATCGGGCTTGAACATGCGGTTGACGGACTCGTCCAGCCACTTCTGCGTCTGTGCCGCGCTGTACGAGCCGTACATCTCGTTGAGACTGCGCGGTGTAGACGACTCCTGCCTCGTACCTTCCCGCTCCACCAGCACCTCGACCAGCTTCTCCAAGTAGTGAATGGCCTTCTTGATCTCCTGAATGTTCTCGTCCTTGCGGCCCATACGCATGATGTACTTGAGCGCGCCGCCACGGTAGTAGCCAATGCGCTGCTCCATCGGCCATGTGTCCACTACGTCCCAGGGCTGCACGCCCATCTCTTTGTAGTGCGTGCCTGCGACTTGCTTGTCATTCGCCTTGCTCATCTTTCTTCTCCACGTAGTTGTTCCACACCGCATCCAACAAGTCAGCGGCTTTGTTGAGCCGGAAGCGCAGGTAGTCGTGCTTGTACTCGTCAAGACCTTCGGCATACCCGCGCATCCATGCGGCCATCGTGAAGTACTGCAGTTTGTTTGGGTCGATCATGCGTTCTTCTCCTTGAGTTTGGCTTCGATGGCGCGGGCGATGAATACTTGCTTGTCTCCGTCTCTGACGCAGTAAGCGCAACCCGCTTCATCCACGCAGTCAAAAATCTCATCATCCGTCAGCGACACATGTTCCTCCCAATCTCAGCGGCAGCGCGGACGATGGCGCGGCGGGTGGCGGCAAGCACATCAACCTCGATGTTCTCCACGATGCCGCGCACGAGGTGCAGCGTCACCCGGCTAGGCTCGGCACCACCACTATGGCTGTTGTCGATAAAGCGCGGTTCAAGGCGCAGCGTCACCATCAGCGTGAACGCATCACCGTCGTCGGTGAGGGGGTTCCAGTGGTCTCCGGTCTCTCGACCTTCATCGTTCCAGCCGTCAAACCACGTTCCTGGTTTCATCCCCGCCGCCTTCGCGGCAAACTCCAGTAGTTCGCGGTCACTCATTTGGCGATGCGTAGCCACTTGCGCTTCCTTCAGGGCTTCGCGCAGCTTGTGGTTCTCGATGGCAAGCTCATGGTTCGCCTTGCGAAGCATCCGTGCATCGGCAGGTGTGCAGCCCTCTGGCACAGGGTCTGTGCGGCGCATCCTCCCGCAGTGGGCACAGATGTAAATGCTGCTCTTGAAGTCGAGCTTGTAGTCGTGATCGCAGGCGTTGCTCATTTCTGTTCTCCCGTGATTCCATGCGCGGCCTCGACGGCCCGGCAATACGAAACAATCTCAGCGTTACTTGGGCCGTCTGACCTGTCCTTCCAAAGCGCAATGGCGTCTTCCCGCGTTAGCGGCTGGCGAGGTGGCTGCGGGTTGGTGTGCTCGAATACGGACTTGCACATGGATAGACACTTAGCCCAACCTTCGGCATAGCCATCCTCAAACAACACTGGCGACTGACCTTTGCTTGGCGGCATGGCCGGCCAAGCCACCGGCTCATCCTGCTGTGCCAGCGCAGCGCGGAGGGCGCGTATTGCAGCGGCACCATCTTTGCGAACAGGTGCGCCGCCGTACACCCATTCCAACGCCTCCAGCGCCATCTGCATAGCTTTTCGGCTCATTTCTTCTCTCCCTGGTCGCCACAAAACACACGACGAAACTCCGCCTCCTGTGCGTCCCGTGCTGCGGCCCATGCTGCGGCCCGTGCTGCGGCCCATGCTGCGTCCGCTGCGTCCCGTGCTGCGGCCCATGCTGCGGCCCATGCTGCGTCCGCTGCGTCCCGTGCTGCGTCCCGTGCTGCGTCCTGTGCTGCGGCCCATGCTGCGTCCGCTGCGTCCCGTGCTGCGGCCAACTCGTCGTCAGTAGCTTGACCGTGGGCGTGACGTTCGGCTACATCCAGCGCAGCTATCGGGCGTGGGTCGCTCATCAGATGCAGCACATGTCGCGCGCACCACACAGCGTAAAGTCGCATTTCTCGATCGTGCCCATCTACGGCACGCAGACACCACAGTGCATCGTCAAGCCCATTGCTCTCCAGGATCGTCGCCAGAGCCAGCGGTTCGTCATCAGCGGTTGTCTTGTCCAGGTGGCGCAGCAGTTTTGCCCAGCCACCGCGGCACGGTGAGTGCGCGCGGATTTTGTTGAGGGTGGTGTAGATCATTTCTGTTCTCCCGTGATTCCATGCGCGGCCTCGACGGGCTTCGGCAGGCCCTCGCACTTGTCGCACCAATTCGCGCCCGAGCCGAGGTACACGCCGCCGGACGCGCGGACCCCGCGAACCTCCTGCACGTGGCCGCAGTCGGTGCACTTGAACCGCCGCACCACGGGGCCGTCGGGCTCGGCCTGCTCATGCTGCGCCAGCGCGGCGCGGAGGGCGGTGCGTGCCGCATGCTCTAACTCATAGCTGCGATGCGTGTCGTCTAACCCGCATTGTTCCAGCGCCTTCAGCGCCTGCTGGGCGGCTTCGCGTAGCGTGTTCATGATTTCTCCCTTCCTTCTTCGTACTCTTCACGCTTGTCCATCGAGTGATGCACCCAGACATCGGGCCACCCTTCATCCTCGGTTGGTCTACACCAGCAATCTGGGCTGGCAGTGTGCTCACGCAGGTCATTGAGCGGCACAACGTGTACGACTTCGGTCATGCTGTCCCCATCTGGTCCATCATTACCGTGCGAGCCAAAGCAACGCAGGTGGGGCACGGCCCATCAGGCTGCTCCAGCGCGGCGCGGAGGGTGGTGATTGCTGGCTCGACTCGCTGCCACGCGTCCCATGGATGCGTGTCAGGCCGCTTCTCGACCCATTGCGCCACACCTTCCAACGCCTCCAGCGCCTGCTGGGCGGCTTCGCGTAGCGTGTTCATGCTTCCCTCGCTTTCAGCATGGCGTCGGCAATGCGGTACGCAAGGTCTGCCGTGCCGTGGATGTTTGAATCATCGACAAAGCACGCCTGCAGCGCCTTTGCCGCGAAGTAGTCGCGCAGCGTCATGCCACCGGACATACCGCCCTGTTCGCTGTCGCCCCACTTGGACCAAATGCCTGCAGGGAACACAGGCCCTCCGTTGTTGCTCATTGCTTCCTCCATCTCCAGGCCCGCACCGTGCGGTTGCGGTAGTTGACGACGTGGCGCACTTCCACCAGTCGTACTTCGACAAGCTCACGGCACCATGCGTACACGAACTCCAAGCTATTGCCGGTCACACCTGCCAGATCCTGCGCCGTTTGATACCGCGTGTCCTGCAAGGCTTGGATCAGGCCGATGACCTTGTCTACGTTGCTGTTGGTTCTCATGGCTTCTCCGCAAGGCCGCGCCAAGGCAGTTTCTGGTAGTCGGATGGCACCTTGTCCCTCGCTGCCTCTGCGGGCGAATGGCAGAAACAGTACCAACGCTTGCCGTCCCAGCGTGCGTAGTACACCGATTGCCATAGCGGATATGTCCGCTCATACACGCCCACATGCACCGGCTTGGCGGTGCCGGGGAACCACGGTGTCTTTTTCATTTCTGTTCCTCCTTCGTCGTGCCCAACGCTGCCTTGCCAGCCTCAATCGCTGCCCATGTAGGGCGCAGTGCGTTGCAGTCATCGCATGTCGGGTCACCGCAGTCGGGGTCCGCCCACTTCACAAAGCTCTCAAGGACCGTGAGCATCTGCTGCGCGGCGTGCGTCAGTTTTCTGTTGACTTGATGCAGCCGGATCACTTCCGCCTTCAGTGCGTTGATTTCAATGATCGAATCTATGGTGAACGTCATTCGATTAACAGCGGCATCCAGTGACTCTTGTAGCTTTGGTGTGTTTTTCATTTCTGTTCCTCCGCTTGTTTGATGGCGGCGGACAGGCGATCCACTGCAGCCACAGCGGTCCAAAACCAAAAGACCAATTGCGCTGCGCGCTTTAGCTCGCGGGCGGGGCCTTCGTACTGTTCGTTCACCATGTTGCGTCCTCCCAACCCCAACCCAGCAGTGTTTCTGTGTTCTTGATCTGCTCGTCTGTTGGTCGAGCGTACATTGCAAGTTTTGTTTGGGGAGTTGTCCCTGGATACAGCACCCACCACCCGACAATTAAGGCTGGCTTTGCAATTGTTAAGACTGGCTTTGCAATTGCTTCAATCGTTAGGTTCGTGTCTACCATGTTGAATCCTCCAGTTTGTTCAGTCGTTCGGTTCGTGTCTACCATGTTGCATCCTCCAGTTGTTTCAGCCGTTCGGCTCGTGTTTCTTGTCTTGGTGCTTGAAGGGGTTGACCCCGATAGGTCGGGAAAGGCCACTGGGCAGGTACTTCATCACAACCTCTTTTGAGGAGAACCGGTGCCCGTTGGCGCACTGATAGCGCCGGTACTTGTATCCCCGGTCGCGCATCTTCGTCTCCAGCACTTCGGTCCATGCGTTGCACTCGGGGCATCTCATGGCTCCCACACCCACGCAAGCACACCGGCCAACATGCTCAAGCCTATCAACACACCAATAAACCAGTACGCAAATTCCATGAAGCAGTCGATCATGTCGCGTTCTTTCTTCATTTCGTCCCCTCCACGACCAGCATGGTCTTCAGGCGCTCGATCTGACGGGTGCGGTACTCAACCATTGACTGCGCATAGTCCAGCGCAGTGTGCGCGGCCAGTAGTTGCCGCTTGGCCTCCTCAAGCTCCTGCGCGGCCAGCGTCTCGGCGCTGGGGACGCGGAACATCTTCTTGTATGCGGGGAACCAGTTCATAGCGATCTCCTATTGTTTGTCCATTGAAAACGCTCCGACTGTGCGGAGCGTTGAGTACTTCGTTTTGCGTTGTCTTACTTGGTCCGGTGCACCCGGATCCCGCCTTCTTCCAGCACCGTGCGGAACACGACACCTTCAGCGTCAAAGGTCTTGTAGAAAGCCTTCTTGTAGGTCAGCAGCTTACGTCGCCACGACTCCACGACCTTCTTGTCACTCAAGTCAGAGATGGGAATCAGGAAGCTGTCGCCGATCTCCATTTTGTCCAGGGGAAAGTACGTAGGCTTGCGGCCACGTCCACCAGCTTTGGACTTGTAGGGCACGCCCGATTCGATCTTGAATTCCATGTTGAGATATCTCCGTTAAGCATCGCCGCACAGCGCAGGCGAGGGCATTGATTGTGTTCCGATTACGTTGCCGTAGTCAAGCGTTTGACTGCATGATTTTGATGGTGCGGCGCATGCGCTGCTCGGGCCCCGAGGGGCCCTTAGCGATAGTGATCGCGTTGTCTCAGGCTTTAGCCTGCATGATTTTGATGGTGCGGCGCATGCGCTGCCCGTGTGCGAGATAGGCGATGACTGTTCCCTTGTCTTCCCAGCACGCACGGCACCCGTCACACACGCCGCCGCGTGTATACGCCCCACACAGGGCCACGCCCGGGCGCAGTTGGCTGCGGTCAGCCACGATGGTCGAGCCGTGCACCCCAGGAGTGAACTCACCAGACACAGAGTCAGACGAGAAGCGCACCGAGACATTGGGCAGTGCGCGCATGGCGTCGAGCACCTCTGTGAACTTGGCGAACTTGTACATGCGCGTGGGGAGCCAGTGCTGTACGTGTGGCGTGAGGCACATAACGGTGTAGACCTTCCATGCCAGATCCACGCTGTACAGGTCGCCGCTGTCGAGCCAGCGGAAGTAGGTCTCGCAGGACAGGGCGTCGATCATGTCGGCCTCCCACTCGTCGCGCTGCCAGTCTTCGCGGTTGTGTTCGCGGATGGCCTTGACGTCCTTGAAATGGTATTTACCGCCTCGGGCATAGCACCCGTCGCAGGCGGGCACAGCGGCCTCGGTCTTGTACACACGGGCACCTGGGCAGGTGTCCCACGCTTGCAAGCTCCACGACTTGATGCCGTCGAGCTTGGTGGTCTTGCTGAGTTTGATTGCCATAGCTTTCTCCTGAAAGAAAAGGGGGCCGAAGCCCCCGGTTGAAATTACGCAGTGATCAGTGCGAAGGCTTGCTGCTTCAAGGCGTCCCCGGCACCCCAGAGCGATGAGGACAGACGATTCTCTTCTGTCCTGGCACGGGTGTGGTGGTCCACAAATTCCGTGCACGCCTGGAGCCACGCCCAGCGGGTGTCGCGCACAGACTCAAGCTCACCGCCACGCGCAGCGCCATCGAACAGGCGCAGGATGGTGTCGAAGCCCGAAGTCTCACGCGCCTTGTCAAGAGCGGCGGTATCTGTGCCCTTGGCGAAGAGCTTGGCCGTGAAGAACTCGGCCTCGTCACGCTGCATCTTGATGTTGGCCAGGGTGCGGGCGGTCTGCATGAAGCTGCCGAACTCAGCATGCGCGGCCTCGATCGCATTGCGTGCGGCCTCGGGCTTGAACTTGCTGCGGTGCGTGGTGCGATGCGTCGTGCTGGCGTCTGCCATTGCCATGCGAAGCGTGTTGTTGCACACCACGCGCACCGTGGTCCAGCGTGCCTCAGTGGCGAGGCTACCGTCAGCCGACGTGCTGAGAAGAACATAGGGCACGACCTTGTCCTTGTGCCCATCGACGTACACACCATCGGACAGCTTGGCAGTGGCGAAGTAGCGCTTGCCACCGAAGAGCACGCCCGCCGACTCGATCGTCACTGCGTTCTGTTCTGCCCAGTCACGGAAGAACTCCAGCACCTCGATGGGTTGCACGACCTTGTAGCTGTCGGACACCACGCCAAGGGGCGCACCGCTGTCGCTGCGGAACAAGACGATCTTGTCATCGAGAGCGCGCAGTTGGTTGACGGCGGCGACGTTCTCGTCCAGGCGCATCGTGGCGTAGCGGATGCGGGAGCGTTGGACCTTGTACTCCATCCCGGCCTGCTTGGCCCAGACTTCCAGCGGCTGGCCAGCGGGCATGAGTTGACCCAGACCGTGCCACTCGCGTTGGGTGGAAGCGTACTGAGCGAGGCCATTGAAGAAAGCGATTTCGTGCGACATTTGAAACTCCTTGAGAGAAGGGGGCCATAGCCCCCGGGTTGGGGAACACTGAATAGGGAAGTGCCATTATGGCACAGGATCAAGCCTTGTAAATATCCGTGGTCATCAGTCGGACATACTTATCCACGAGGTCACTAAACGCAGTCTCGATCCTGCCTTTGTTCTCGCTGTCTGCATAGAACCATGCGTCGGCGAGGCGACGTGCAAAACCGCCACCCATTTCGTGCATCAGGTGGAAGGCGTCGTGAAGTTCCTTGCTGGTGTACTTGCTCATTTCGTTTCTCCTTGAGGTGAAGGGGGCCGAAGCCCCCGGGTTGTTGGGACACCGTGCCCCATTAGACGCGGATGCGGATCTCGGCGTCGGCCAGCGCTTCGTTCACTGCCTCGCGCACGCTGTCGCTGTCGATCTCGTCGTGGTCGTACTCACGGGTGTGATCGGACACTGCCTCCTCGGCCTCGGCAGAGGCGACACCTTGGACACGGTCCTCCAGTTGGTGCCACAACTCCTGCACCACGTCGTCGTGCTTCAGTGCCGCGCACAGTTGTGCGATGTCCAGCACACCGGGCTCGTATGCGGACTGTTTGTTTTGTTCCAGTTCGTGTATCCGCTTGTCCTGCTTGGCGATCATGGTGAGCGCATCCACGAGGGACAACTCGAAAGAGTTCTTGACCACCTCAAGGTCGCGGATGCGGCGCTCGTTCTCGGTATTGTTGTTCTCCAGTTCTTGGATGCGAGCCACCAGCGGTCGGGTGTGCTCGGCGATGAGCGTGGACAGGGCGGCGTTGATGGCGTTCATGATGTTCAGTTCAGACATGGTTAACTCCTAGTTGCAGTTGAATGGGCAGGATGCCCGAGAGAAGGGGCCGTAGCCCCCGGGTTGGGGAACACTGAATAGAGAGGTGCCATTATGGCACAGGATCAAGCCTTGTAAATATCCGTGGTCATCAGTCGGACATACTTATCTACAAGCTCTGGAAACGCAGTCTCAATCCTCCACTTGTTCTCGCTGTCTGCATAGAACCATGCGTCGGCGAGGCGACGTGCAAAACCGCCACCCATTTCGTGCATCAGGTGGAAGGCGTCGTAGACTTCCTTGCTGGTGTACTTGCTCATTTCGTTTCTCCTTTGGATGCTGCCAGGGCAGTGTTGCGACGGGTGGCTTCTTCGTAGGCACGGTCGAAGTAGTTGACCTTGCTTTTCTGGCGTGGCCTGCTCACAGGGCCGATGACCTTGCGCCTGCCCGTCTTGGTGTTGATGATGGCCCAATGATGGGGGAGCGTGTTATCTACCGCCCAGGGTCCAGGGGTTGAGGCTTCAATCACAGCAGTTCCTCCGGGATATCAACCTCATCGCCCAGCTTGCTGGCAACGTAGCAGCGCATGGCTGCGATCAGGGAGGTGGGGCCGTGCTTATTCGTCCATCCAGCCAATACCGGGTGGGCCACAAGCGGGTGCGCTTTTGTGTGGCGGATTTGGCCATGCCATGTGCCGTTAAGGTTCGGGGCGACTTTGATCCTCTCCCGCTCAATGATCGGCCCGCCTTGGGACCAGTTGGCTGAAGGATCGAAGTTTTTGCGCTCAACTGCGCCCGTCCAGTACCCAGCGGGTTTGCCTTGTTCCATACACTTCGCCACTGCATAGTCCAGGGCAGGGCCGATCAGTTCACTTGTCTTGAGCTTCATTGCAGTTCTCCTTGAGTTAGATGCTCCACTCGGCAGCGTTGTAGGCTTTCTCGAAGCCCGGGAGGGCGCGCATGGCGTACTCCTCGATAGCCTGCAGAAGCTTCTTGGCCTCGCTCTTGTCCCAGCCCTTGTGCTCGCAGCTTTGGTACTGCAGGCAGTGGCAGAGCTTGATGATGCCGATGGCATCGGGCAGATCCTGCACAGGCACGAAGCGGAAGCGGTCGTACTGGGTCTTGCTGCGCTCGTTGTAGCGGCTGTTCACTGAGCGCACGTTCTCGGCGTACAAGGTATTGGCGGCGTGCGTCGGCGTTTGGTTGATATCCACCCAGCGATCTTTGTAGTACTGGACTTTGTTGTTGTAAGCCCAGGTGATGAGCGTGTTGATGTGCTTGTCGGAAACGACGAATGCAGACATGGTGTTCTCCTTTGGGGTTGAGGTTGGTGCGCTGCAGTGACAGCGTGTCACTGCAGCTTTGGGCTCTTTGATGACTGTTCCTTCTGTGCGTGCCTACACCACGCCTAGCGCAATGAGCGCGAGGAAGATGAGGAACAGCACGAGGACGGCGAGGTCGCCAGTAGCGGCATGGTCTGCCGGGTTGCGGGTTTTCATTTCACGCACTCCCTTCTTCTGACCAGCCGTAAGCGAACACGCCCTTGGGCGTGCGCTGCTCGGTTGCCTTGAACATGCGCTGCGCTTGGGTGCGGGTCAGGTTCTCCCATCGCACGGTCACAGACTCGCCACCCTCATCGTAGGGAAGCGCAGGGTACAAGCTGATGTAGAAGGCGTATCGCTTGTTGTCGGGGTTGGTCACTTGGCCTTCTCCTTCAGTGCGTATTGATTGTCAGTGAATTGAGTGTATCGAATCAGCATAGCAAAGAACCTCCATCAAAATTAAAGTGTCACCATGACACTAGAAAGAAACGAGGGGCCGAAGCCCTCCACGAAAAGCGTTAGTCATCCATCTCATCGGCACCGGGCTCCTCCTCGGGCTGGCGTTGCGTTTGTTTTGGCTTGTCCCACTCTAGGAACCACGGGTCACGGAACGGCCTGCGCTTGGGGAAGGGCGTGCACTTGAGGTGCAGCGCGCGCAACGAGGTCAGCGTCTCGGGAAATGTGTACGTCATAGGGTCCGCATCCTTGGGCGTGGGCTGAGTGGGCGCGATCTTGGTCCGGTGTCGCTGCCCCAGCTTCGCACGACAGCGCCGCCGCATGTCCTCCAGTACCTGCAGGTAGACCGTGAAGAACTCCTCCCACTGCGCTGCAATGCGCAGCACCTTGCGGTCATAGTCCGGATGCCGAACCGTCAGCGCCGCCATGTCGGACTGCATGCGCTTGGTGCCCTCCGCATTGACTCGCGCCCACTTGATCTCCTCATGCAGTGGAGTGAGTATCGCCGCTTGCCATGCACGAATGCGCTCCCCCTTGTGTCGGGATGTCGTGCGGGTGCTCGCCACTTGTGCCCGCTGCGCAATGCGCGCCTCGTGCATACGCTCCACGATCGCAGGGTTCGCAGCCCCTGCGCGCAGCGCACGCTGTCGCTGATCAGGAGTCATCTCCGAAAGGTTGGGCGTGGGGTCGCAGTCGTTGCACACCTCGTGCAGCATGCTCTTGTTGGTGGCGACTTCCCAGCGCCGGAAATTCACCAGCCGCATGCGCCGCCCGCACATCGGGCAGACACGAAAGGTCGGGTAGGGTTGGGGGAAAGGGTATTTCATGTCGATCTCCTTTTCACGATGTGAAGTTGCGTCCAGCGAAAGCCGGAAGTGTCCCGTAAGTGACCAGAAGTGGCCAGCAAAGTGGACGCACTAAGTCTAGGTCACGCTTGAAGAAAGGGCAAGTCTGTATCGCTTGGGCACTTTTTCTAGCACAGCATCTTTCCAGAAAGAGGAAAGAAAAGAAAAAAGAAAGAGGGAAGAGCAAGCCCCAGACAAAGACAAAAAGCCTTCTACTACTACTACTAGGTTATAGGTTATATATGTATATATAGAGAGAAGTCGAAGCAGGACAAGGACTTAGTGCGTCCACGGTGGTGGCCGCGCTTGGTGGATTGCGGGACAGATGTCCACTATGTGTTTTTTGCATGGGGTTATGCAAGGAATGCCTAGATAAATGCGGCGCGAGGCAGCGACAGAGACGCGGGGATGAATGCGGGACATGGTGACTTCCTCCAAAAGAAAAGCCCGGAACCGCCGGGCACGGGTTTAGTGTCAACGTGACACTAGCTCACTTGGCGAACGCCTGGGCCAGGGCCTTGCTCGCCAGCTTTCGGGCGTCTTCGTATTGCTGCGCCAGCTTGGCGAGCTTCGCGGCAGCGGCCAGGAGTTCTTGAGGGATGATGACGTCCTCGGTCTCGGCCTTGTTGACCTTTGTCTTCTGACCGGCCTTCGTGCCCTTTTTGCCCGTCGTGCCCGCCAGCGAGGCCACAGCGCGAAGGATTCGGTCGCTCATGGTCTTCAGGCCGGAGCCTTGCATGGCGATTACGCGATCGCCGTTTTTGCTGGCTTGCGTCTGGCCGGCGTAGCGGGGTTGTTGCGCCAACTCGCCAACCACCCGCGCCCGCAGCGCATCTGCGTCCGCGAGGTACTCAGGCACCAGAGACTCCGCTCCGAGTCTCCAGTAGGTCGCGCCCTGCGCCATCACCTGGATGGCGTTCGTGGCGTTTACGTGTGTGGGCATGGCGATAACAGCGTGGGTCTTAAGCATTGCAATCTCCTGTAGTGTCAATGTGACACTAGATGAAACGTCGTGGACGATATGCCCCGAACCGTTGACACTATTTTACCACGAGGGGGTTCCTGCAGTCCTGAAAGTCCGGTATCTGGACCCCACCGTATCCGGGGGAGCCCTGTATGTGGTGAGGCATGGCGGCTGCACAACAACACGAATCCACAACCACACTTTGCATTTTTTACCGTTTTCAACCCCACCACCCCCAAAATACAAAAAGGCCCCCCTATGCTGCAATGCAGCAGACCCCCACCCCACTATAAAAATTTTGCATACCTGCTGTCTAAGATTAGACAACTGCAGACAGAAAAAAGCCCCGTTCTGTGCCGGGGCTAAAAGCGGATGGACCGCCCTGGATGGAGATCGTCTTGCATCTGACGACGGGTTGACTATACACTCGCGCCATCCCCGGGTGCAATACCCTGCGCAAAGGCTCGACAATGCTCGACCATCTCATCAACTACGACCCACCGCCAGCGTATCTTGACGCTGTGCAGCCGCTTGACGCTGCTTCAGCCCAGGACGTAGTGGATGCGCAATACAGCACGGCCCAGTGGCTCAAGGAAATGGGTGCGCCTACCGCAGATGCGGTAGAGGAAGAGCTAGCTCAACAAAACGCTCGTGCGGCGTTTAAGTCTCTAGCGACTGTGGCGGATGCGCCGCAGCAAAAGGGTGCCCTGCTGCGCGTGAAGACGCCCGCTGCCGTGCAGCACCTCGTGGGCATGCTGACCGCCTACGACTGGGAGTTCGTCAATCAGGCCAAGGAAATCCGTGGCTACGCCGTAGCCCAGATCGTGGAGGAAACCAAGCACCCCGACGCGCGGATCCGCCTGCGCGCACTGGAGCTACTGGGCCGTGTGACCGAAGTCGCGCTCTTCACCGACCGCATGGAGGTCAAGAAGACCGAAATGGCCGACCACGAGCTTGAGGCCAAGATCAAGGAGAAGCTGGCACGCTTCCTCCCGGTCGAGGATGCCAGCATCGTTGACATCGACGCCAAACCCCAGGCCGACGCAGCATGAAACTGCCCGATTTTCTGTCTCCCCAGCAGGCTGACGCCATCATGAAGGCGCTGCCAACGCTGTCGATCGCAGAAAAAATGGAGCTTTTCGACCTTCTGGAAGAGAAAGAGAAGCGGCACCGCATTCAAAAAGCGCGCACAAGCGCGCTCGGCTTCGCCCACGGCATCTATCCGGGGTTCAAAGAAGGCGCTCACCACCGGAAACTGTCCGCTCTATTCCAAGATGTGGTCGAAGGGCGGAAAAAGCGCCTCATCATCAATATCGCACCACGTATGGGCAAGTCGGAGTTCTCCTCTTACTTGTTCCCAGCCTATTTTCTGGGTCAATTTCCCCAGAAAAAGGTCATCATGGGTACGCATACGGCTTCGCTCTCCGAAGATTTCGGCAGAAGGATTCGAAACCTCATTGATACTGAGGATTACAAGGCGATTTTTCCCGGTACAACGGTCGCGGAAGACCAAAAAGCGTCGGGAAAATGGTCTACTGCTCAAGGAGGCCAGTATTACGCGGTCGGTGTGGGCGGTTCGATCGCTGGACGGGGTGCTGACCTGTTCGTGATTGACGATCCGCACTCCGAGCAGGACATGAAAACGGGTTCGGCCACGCCTTTTCACGCCGCGTGGAACTGGTTCCAGACCGGCCCGCTGCAGCGCCTGATGCCAGGGGGCGCGATCATCGTGATCATGACCCGTTGGAGCCAGATCGACCTCACGGGCATGCTGATCAACCACCAGATCAAGAATCCCGACGCCGACAAGTGGGAGATCGTGGAGCTTCCGGCGATCCTGCACGAGAACACGCCCGAGGAGAAGAGCCTGTGGCCCGAGCAGTGGCCGCTGGACCAGCTTCAGGCCAAGCGCGCAGGCATGGATCCGCGTTTCTGGCAGGCGCAGTACATGCAAAACCCCACCTCCGAGGTGGCGGCGATCATCAAGCGTGAGCAATGGCGCATCTGGGAGCACGAAGAGCCGCCCAAGTGCGAGTACATCATCCAGTCGTGGGACACGGCCCACGAGACGAAAACCACCAGCGACTACAGTGCGTGCACCACCTGGGGCGTCTGGTTCAACGAGGAAGACAACGACAACGCGCACATCATCCTGCTGGATGCGATCAAGGGCCGGTGGGCATTCCCCGACCTCAAACGCCGTGCGCTGGAGTACTACAAGGAGTGGGAACCCGACTCCTGCCTGATCGAAAAGAAAGCCGCTGGTGCACCCCTGATCCAAGAACTGCGCGCAATGGGCGTGCCGATCAGCGAGTTTTCGCCATCCCGGGCCAAGCTCGGGTCATCCAACGACAAGGTTGTGCGTCTGAATGCGGTCGCAGACATGTTCACCTCTGGACGTGTCTGGATCCCCGATACTCGGTGGGCTCGTGAGGTGGTCGAGGAAGTCGCAGCGTTCCCCGCTGGCGAGCACGACGACTACGTCGATACTGCCACGCAAGCGCTTATGCGGGTGCGCCAGGGCGGGTTCATCCGCCTGCCTTCCGACCAGCCCGACGAGCCGAAACTTTTCCGCAGCGTTCGACGCGCTGCGTACTATTAAGGAGCCATGATGGCGACCAACATTGACACCACACTGATGCCGCTGGACCCCGATCTCATGTCGGATGAACCAGCCATCGAGATCGAGATCGCCTCCGATGAGCCGATCGAGGGCATCACGTTCGACATGGACGGGGTGCAGATCGACATGGAGGCCAAGGGCGAAGAAGAGCCCGACTTCGATGACAACCTCGCCGCGTACATGGACGAGGGCGAACTTGAGAGCCTGGGCACCGAACTGATCAGCCTCGTGGACGCTGACATCGCCAGCCGCAAGGACTGGGTCGAGATGTACGTCAAGGGCCTGGAGGTGCTGGGGATGAAGTACGAAGAGCGTGCTGAGCCCTGGCTTGGCGCGTGCGGCGTGTACTCACCCCTGCTGACCGAGGCCGCAATCCGGTTCCAGTCGGAGATGATCACCGAGACGTTCCCGGCCCAAGGCCCGGTGAAGACCCAGATCGTCGGTGCGATCGACAAGTACAAGGAGGAGGCGGCTGAGCGCGTTCGTGACGACATGAACTACAAGCTCACCGACCAGATGCTGGAGTACCGGCCCGACCACGAGCGGATGCTGTTCTCGCTGGGTCTGGCAGGCTGCGCGTTCAAGAAGGTCTACAAGGATCCGACCAAGAAGCGCCAAGTCGCCATGTTCGTCCCCGCCGAGGACATCATCATGCCCTACGGGGCCAGCGACATCTACGCTGCGGAGCGCGCCACCCACGTGATGCGCAAGACCAAGAACGAGGTCAAGAAGCTGCAGGTTGCCAGGTTCTACCGCGACGTGGACCTGGGCGAACCGGTGCAGACCCACTCCGACATCGAGAAAAAGAAGGCCGAAGATCAGGGCTATAGCCTGACCGATGACGATAGGTTCCAGCTATTGGAGATCCACGTTGACTGGGATCTGGCCGGGTTTGAGGACGAGGATGGCATCGCGCTGCCGTACGTCATCACGGTCGATCGTGGCACGGCCAAGGTGCTGGCGATCCGCCGCAACTGGGACGAAGAAGACGAAACCAAGCAAAAACGGCAGCATTTCGTCCAGTACAACTACGTCCCGGGCTTCGGCGCGTACGGCCTGGGCTACATCCACATCATCGGTGGCTACGCCCGTGCGGGCACCTCGATCATCCGCCAGTTGGTGGACGCTGGCACCCTGGCCAACCTCCCGGGCGGTCTGAAGAGCCGTGGCCTGCGCGTCAAGGGGGACGACACGCCGATCGCCCCGGGCGAGTTCCGCGATGTGGACGTTCCGTCTGGCGCGATCAAGGACAACATCCTGCCGCTGCCGTACAAGGAGCCGTCACAGGTTCTGGCCGGTTTGCTGGACAAAATCACGGAAGACGGACGGCGTCTGGCGGCGATCGCCGACCTGAAGATGTCCGACATGTCGGCCCAGGCCCCGGTGGGCACCACCCTGGCGCTGCTGGAGCGTCAGTTGAAGACGATGTCTGCGGTCCAGGCTCGCATGCACGCCTCGCTGCGCATCGAGTTCAAGCTGCTCAAGGCGATCATCCGCGACTGCCTGCCGGAAGACTACGAGTACACGCCTCTAGGTGGAAACCCGCAGGCCAAGCGTGCCGACTATGACGTGGTCGAGATCATCCCGGTCAGCGATCCGAACGCCGCCACGATGGCGCAACGGATCATGCAGTACCAAGCGGCGCTGCAACTGGCCCAAGGTGCCCCGCAAATCTACGACTTGCCCCAACTGCACCGGCAGATGCTGGAGGTGCTGGGCATCAAGAACGCCGACAAGCTCGTGGCGCTGCCGGAAGACCAGAAGCCGCGTGATCCGATCACGGAGAACATGAATGTGCTGCGCGGCAAGCCCGTCAAGGCGTTCGCGTATCAGGACCACGAAGCGCACATCATGACGCACATGTCGTTCCTGCAAGACCCAAAGATCGCCGGGGCGCTGGGACAGAACCCGATGGCGCAGCAGATGGCCGCTGCCCTGATGGCGCACATCGCGGAGCACACGGCGTTCGCCTACCGTGCCGAGATCGAGATGCAGCTTGGCGTGCCGCTGCCGCAACTGGACGAGGAAGACGATACCCCGATCAGTGCAGAGGACGAGAAGGCCCTAGCCCCGCTGATCGCCGCTGCGGCTCAGCGCACGATGGTGCAGAACAAGGCCGCACAGGCGCAGATGCAACAACAGCAGCAGGCCATGAATCCTGAGTTGCAAATGCAGCAGATGGAGCTTCAACTGAAGGCCCAGGAACTTCAGCGCAAGGAAGCTGACAGTCTGCGGGACTTCCAGATTGCCCAGGCCAAGCTCCAGCTTGAGCAGAAGCGACTGGCGATCGATGCGCAGCGCAAGCAGGGCGAAGATCCCCAGGTCAAGGCCGCGCGTGCACAACAGGAACTGGCGCAGAAGGAAGCCAAGGCCCGCCAGGACATGATCCACAAGGAACAAGCGCACCGCATGAAGCTGCGGCAGCAGGCTCAGGCGCAAGCCCGTCAGGCCGCGCGTGCACAGCAGCAACCCAAGCCTGAAACCAAGGAGTGAACATGGCATCCACTGCGATTTCCGTGGTGCTGAAAGAGATTGAAGAGAGGCGTGCAGCGTTAACGCACGCCCTTGCTGACGGCTCCGCAAACTCGTTTGAGGAGTACCGTTTCATGTGTGGGGAGATCCGAGGTCTATCCCTGGCACATTCCTACGTAACTGACCTCGTGCGAAGACTGGAAGACGACGATGAGTGAAATCCTCTTGAGTACCGGCGAAAACGCCGTGCCGACGACGCTGCCCGAAACGGCAGAACAGAAGGCCAAGCAGTTGCCCGATCCGGTGACTTATCACCTGCTGTGTGCACTGCCGCAAATCGACGAGGCGTACGACAACGGCCTGCTGAAAGCTGGACAGACGATGCACTTCGAAGAAGTGATGTCGCCTGTGCTCTTCGTGGTCAAAATGGGGCCTGATGCCTATGCTGATAAGACGCGCTTCCCGAGCGGCCCGTCGTGCAAGGTTGGTGACTTTGTACTGGTTCGCCCTAATACTGGCACTCGCGTTAAGATTCATGGCCGTGAATTCCGCATCATTAACGATGATAGCGTCGAAGCTGTGGTCCAAGACCCGCGTGGTATTTCTCGCGCTTAAGGGCATTTAAATGAGCTACGACAACGTTAACTGTGAAGGCGTGACTGGAGATTTTGCTTGGTACGAGTTGACTCGTCTTCAGGTAAAGATCCAAGAGATGCTGAGTACAGTCGAAAACCTTCAGAACACGCTCAAGGCCAGAGAGCGCGAGCAGCAAAGCTACGTGGAGTACCTTGAAACAAAGGTGCGTATGCTGCAAGGTGCACAAGTAAAGGAGGACTAAATGGCAGACATCAAAAAGGACGAGTTCAAGTTTCCGGACGAGACTCCGGTGACTGTGTCGGACGAGAAGGTCGAGTACGAGGTTGAAGGTGAGGGTAAACCCGAGATCGAGGTGGTCGATGACACGCCTCCGGAGGACCGTGGCCGCGCTCCGATGAAGGAACCGCCCGCTGAAGTGACCGACGAAGAGTTGGCGCAGTACAGCGAAGGCGTGAAGAAGCGCATTCAGCACTTCTCCAAGGGCTATCACGAAGAGCGTCGGGCCAAGGAAGCGGCCTTGCGTGAGCGGGAAGAAGCTCTGCGCATCGCCCAGCAAGTGCTGGAAGAAAACAAGCGCCTGCAAGGGAACCTTGGGCAGAACCAGCAAGTGCTGCTGGAACAGGCCAAGAAAACCGTGGCCAGCGAGATCGACGCGGCCAAGCGGAAGCTGAAAGAAGCGCAGGAAGCGTTCGACACCGACGCCACCATTGCAGCGATGGAAGAACTTACTGCCGCGAAGATCAAGGCAGAACGCATCAACAACTTCCGCCCCGCCCCTTTACAACAGCCGAAACCTGTTGTACAAACGCCCCCAGAAGCACAGCAACCTGCTGCTCCGCAAGTCGATCCCAAAGCCCGGGCATGGCAAGAGTCAAACCCCTGGTTCGGGAAAGACAAGAAAATGACGGCGCTTGCGATTGCAGTGCACGAAGAACTTGTGGAAAACGGAGTAGATCCGACCAGCGACGAGTACTACGAGAAGATCAACGACAACGTGCGTCAGATGTTCCCGAATGCGTTCCCTTCGGACAAAGTAGTACGTAAAGAGAAGTCGTCTGTAGTCGCCCCCGCCACGCGCAGCACAGCGCCCAAGAAGATCGTGCTGACGCAGTCACAAGTCAACATCGCCAAGCGGCTTGGCGTCCCCCTGGACGTTTATGCCCGTCAGGTTGCGCAAGAAATGAGGAAGCAAAATGGCTGACCAAGAAATGAAGTTTACCCGTGCCTCGCGTGACAGCGATGCCCGTGCTAAGACCGAGCGGCCCAAGCAGTGGATGCCGCCGGAACTTCTTCCGTCGCCCAATCCGGAGCCCGGTTACGCGTTCCGGTGGATTCGTGTCAGCACGCTTGGGGCCAGTGACCCCATGAACGTCTCCTCCAAACTGCGCGAAGGCTGGGAACCTGTCAAGGCTTCTGAGCACCCTGAGATCCAACTGATGGGGACCGGCCAAGGCCGCTTCCCGGACAGCATTGAGATCGGGGGCCTGATCCTCTGCAAAACCCCGGTCGAACTCACGGAGCAGCGGAACGCCTACTACCAGCAGCAAGCTGAAGGGCAGATGCAGTCCGTGGACAACAACTTCATGCGCGAGAACGACCCCCGTATGCCGCTCTTCAAGGAGCGTCGTAGCGAGGTGAAGTTCGGACGTGGTTCCTAATCCAAGGAGTCTTCAATGGCTTACCCGACTGTTAATGGGCCCTACGGCCTGATTCCGGTCAACCTGATCGGCGGGCAGCAATTTGCTGGTTCGACCCGCATGATCCCGATCAAGAGCGGTTACAACACCAGCATCTACTTCGGCGATCCGGTCAAGTTCACCAACGATGGCACGCTGATCACCTCTGGTCTGGCCTACGACTCGGCTGCGGCTGAGACGGGTGGCACGCTGGGTGTCTTCCTGGGCGTCGAGTTCACCCCCGCTGGTGGCCCGCTGTTCGGCAAGATGCGTCAGCAGTACTGGAAGGCGGGCACCGTGGCGGCTGATGCTGTGGCCTATGTTTGTGATGACCCCGATGTCGTCATGAAGGCTGCGATGATTGCGTACGACGCAAACACCGGCCCCGTGATTGGTTGCGCCCCGGCTGCGGCTCTGGGTACCAACCTGACCCCGATGTCCACCGCCAACGCCAACGATGGCACGGCTGGCAACCTCGTTGGCAACTCCAACGTCGGTCTGATGCTGGCTTCCGGCAACGTACGTCGTACCACGACCGCTCCGTTCCGCATCGTTCAGATGGTTCCGGAAACCGCCCTGTTGGTGACCGCCACGGGCACGACCACGAACGCCAACACTGCCGTGACTCTGGCTGCTGCCGATGACAGCATCAAGGTCGGCATGCTGGTGACGGGTACGGGCATTGCCGCTGGCACCTACGTGGCTGCTGTGAGCGGTACGTCTGTCACGCTGTCTGCTAACGCGACGGCCTCTGGCACCGTGCCGCTGACCTTCTCGGGCTACCAAGAAGTGCTGGTCAAGTGGAACTTCGGCTACCACGCCTATCAGGCCGCGGTCGCCATCTAAGGAGTAAACGAACATGGCAATCTCTCGTGCCCAACTTCTCAAGGAACTGATCCCCGGCCTGAACGCGCTGTTCGGCCTGGAGTACAAGCGCTACGGCGAAGAGCACAAGGAAATCTACGAAACCGAGACTTCCGAGCGTTCGTTCGAAGAAGAAACGAAGCTGTCTGGCTTCGGCGCTGCCCCGGTGAAGAACGAAGGTCAGGCGATTTCCTACGACAACGGTCAGGAAGCTTGGACGGCTCGTTACAACCACGAAACCATTGCGCTGGGTTTCTCCATCACCGAAGAGGCGATAGAAGACAACCTGTACGACAGCCTGTCGGCTCGCTACACCAAGGCTCTGGCTCGCGCTATGGCCTACACGAAGCAAGTCAAGGCTGCGGCACCGTTGAACCAGGGCTTCAACGGTGCCGTGACCTACGGCGACGGCAAGAGCCTGTTCGCCACGGATCACCCGCTGGTTTCTGGTGGTGCCAACAGCAACCGTCCGACCGTCGCTGCCGACCTGAACGAGACTTCCCTGGAAGCCGCCGTCATTCAGCTTGCTGGCTGGACGGACGAGCGCGGTCTGCTGATCGCTGCCAAGCCGCGCAAGCTGATCGTTCCGCCGAGCCTGATGTTCGTTGCGACCCGTCTGCTGGAGACTGAACTCCGCGTGGCGACCGCCGACAACGACATCAACGCCATCAAGAACAACGGCTCGATCCCCGAGGGCTACACGGTCAACCACTTCCTGACCGACACGAACGCTTGGTTCCTGAAGACCGACGTGCCCAACGGTATGAAGCACTTTGTCCGTATTCCCATGCAAACTAGCATGGATGGTGATTTTGATACGGGAAATGCTCGCTATAAGGCTCGCGAAAGGTACGTTTTTGGGGTGTCGGATCCGCTTGGCATTTTTGGCAGCCCCGGTGCTTAAACTACGTAGTTAACACTACAGTAAAGCCCACTTCGGTGGGCTTTTTTACGCGCTTAAAAATATAAAGCTCTGGAACCCTTGACAAGCCTCCTTCAGTGGCTTAGTATCGAAGCGTACCAACCAAGGAGCTAGTCATGGCTGTCATCTACCGTATTACCAACGCAGCAAACGGTAAGTACTACATCGGAAGCACAGACTGCTTTGATCGTCGAAAAGCGCAGCACGTTTATGCGCTTAGAAGCAACAAGCACAAGAATCCAATACTGCAGGCCGCATGGAATAAGTACGGCGAGTCGGCATTCGTTTTTGACATCATTGAAGAAGTGCCTGAAAGCGAAGACCAGCTAGTGTTTGAAGATAGGTGGTTACGTGCGCATGTGGGTCAAAAGGACTGTTACAACGTCAACACACTTGCTACAGCGCCGCGTCTAGGCGTGAAACTTTCTGAGGAAAGCAAGACGCTAATTAGTATTAACAGGAAAGGCAAAGCCGCAGGAGCAGACCACTTTAGGTATGGCAAAACTGTCAGTGAAGAAGTACGGCAGAAAATAAGCGATACGCAACGCGGCAAACCAAAAGCCCCTGGACGCAAGGTTAGTCAAGCAGGCATGGCAAAGATACGTGCTGCAGCCGCTGCGGGCAGCTACAGCCACTGGGAAGGCAAATCCCACACCGAAAAGGCTAAAGAAAAGATGATGCGCCCGTTGGTTGGCGTGTCTCCTGACGGCGTGCAACACCATTACAAAGGATTCACTCCTGCCGCAGAAGAACTAGGCGTACCGTACACCATGCTTGTACGGTGTTGTAAAGAAGGTAAGAAGTTAGCAAAAGGAAAACTTGAAGGATGGTTCTTTGCCTACGCAGATGAGTTCAAGGAAGTCCCGCAGGATCCAGTGATTCCTGACGAATACAAGCATCTGCCACGCACGCGCCAACAGGCCAAGGCAGAAGGGGCTAAGGAGTACTTCACGGGACTTCCCTGCAGTCACGGACACATCAGCCCGCGTCTCACAAAAGGAACGTGCATTGCTTGTCGCAAAGCGGGCTTGGCATGAGACTGCGCCTGTGCTATAACCCTTCCAAGTCCGAGATTTCACCCAGCCTGTTGACCGACTCGGCGGACTGATCCTCACAGACAACAGGTGCAAACTGAGGGTTTACCATGAGTCGTACGACTTTTTCTGGTCCTGTCAAGTCCGACAACGGCTTCGAAGGCAATGTCACGGGTAATGTCACTGGCGATGTTACTGGCACGGCGTCTGCGGTGAGTGGTGCGGTTACGGCGACCTCTCTCGTACTGCCGACCAGCACGTCTGCTGCGCTGGGTGCCAAGGCTAACGCCATCAACACCACCGGCAAGGTTGCCAACAAGGCGGTCTACAACACCACCACCAAGACCATCTATGTTGCCCAAGGCGCGACGGATGTTTCGACGTGGATCGACACGGCGGACGGTTCCACGACCATCACCCCGGCCTAACGGAGGTGCCCTATGAGTGGGTTTGCACCTCTTATTGATCTGCTCACTGGCAGATCCTCGCTGTGGAAAGCGAAGAACGGGGCGGCGTTTGTTGCGCTGAGTGATCCGGCTACTGGCGACCCGTACGCTGCGGCTACGGCAGCGGGGCAAACCACTGCCAACGCTACGCTGACGGCCATCAACGGTAAACTGCCTGCGCAGTTGAACGACCGCATTCCGGTGGAGCCGCTTGGTGTCCCTGGTGTGGCCCGACAGCTTGCTGCGGGTGTGGCGAGCGCCAACACGGCGTTGACCTCTACGGTGCGGCGCATCAGCATCTACGCCAGGACTGCGGATATTCGCTACGCTGTGGGCAGCACGAGCCAAACTGCGAGTGCGACCACCAGCCACTTCATTGCGCTGGGTGAGCGGTTGGACATCGACGTGCCTGCCACGCCGAACATCGCCGTGATCCGTGCGGGGTCGGTGGATGGGGTGCTTGAGGTGACGGAGTTGTCGTGAGGCTGCGCGGCACTCGGCTGACGGCAATCTCTCGCGGCTCGCGTGGGGGTTACTGGACTCCAGCGCAGCTCGCGCCGGCCATGTGGCTCGACGCCGCCGACGCCAGCACCATCGTCCTCAACGGCTCCACCGTCAGCCAGTGGTCTGACAAGTCTGGCAACGGGCGGCATGCAGTGCAGGCGACGGCCGCGAATCAGCCAGCTTGGGGTCGCGGGCGAAACCTGCTGCTGTGGAGCGAAGACTTGACGCACAGCGCATGGGTCAAGCGCGGGACTTGTGTGGTCACACCAAACGACGCCATTGCACCAGACGGCACGTTGACCGCCGATCGTGTGTCTGGCCTGTCTCCCAGCGGCCTCAACGACTTCTACAACGCCGATTACTTCACCACCACGCGCGGGACAGCCGGTGCGGCATACACGCCCACCGTCTACCTCAAGCGCATCAGCACCAGCGGCATCGTCAGTGTCCAGAACCCGATCAACGGGATCACGAACGGCCGTTGGGATATTGACTTGTCCCAGCTACCAGACGCCTGGGTGCGAATCACCGCCACCACTCCGGGCGTGACGGTGAACAACCCGTTCACGTTGGACAGCAGTGGCCGCGGCGGATTCCTGTTGAACTGCACGACCGGAGGGCCTGTAGCCGTCCATGTTTGGGGCACGCAGCTCAACCCGGGAACCACGCCAGACACCTACCAGCGCACGGAGGCGACTGCCTTCACAGTGGCAACGGGCATCAACGGCTTGCCGGCGCTGGATTTCGGCGTCGGTCAGATGTTGAGCAATGCCAACATGCCGATTGATGACCCGGTCAGCCTCTTCGCGGTGGCTTCCAGCCCGGGGTCAAGCGCTGGCGAGTATCGCGCCATGATGCGAATGCACCGCTTCGCAACGGCCAGCTCGCACGGCTTCATTGGCAGCTTGGGGGGCGACTTCGCGACGTTCTTCGGCGACGGATCGTTTCACGCAGGCTGGAACGACTTTCTCGCCAACACTCCAGCGGCGTCTGTTGCCACGAACAAAGTTCTTGCCGTCGTCAATGCAGGCGCCCAAGCCGCGCCGTGGGTAGACGGTGTGGCGCAAAACAACAAGGTGGGCACCATGGGGGCGGCGACGGGGTACGACTTGGGTGCCTCCAATACAGCGAGCAATCAGAACTGGCGCGGCCCAGTCGCGGAGATTGTCATGCTTCCATCGGCTGTGTCGAATGCCGACCGCCAGCGGATCGAAGGTTACTTGGCCCACAAGTGGTGGGGCTCTGGCGCGGCCAACACGTTGCCCGCTGATCACCCCTTTAAAAACGTGCCGCCAACGGTGTAACGATGAACCAACCTGTCTTGACCCCGGAACCGTTTGTTACCGACGCACCGAGCGCCTCACCCGTTGCGCCTAATGCTTACCTTGTTTTCCCCGATGAGTTCGAAGCTGGGCAGGCGCTGGAGGTGATCTACGCCAACATGGTTTCCAGCGTGCAGTCGCCTGACTTGCTGGATGTGACGACGGGGCAGGAAGTGCCCATCGCGGAAGTCACGCCCGAAGACGCAGTGCAGTACGAGGCCAGCAACAGGCGGTTCCCTGTGTTCGGGGTCAACGCCGCCTCGGGCATCAAGGAAACCAAGCAAGGCTACACCACCGCCTGGGCCGAGGCGCTGCAGACGGTACAAGGCACCTGGGTGTTCCCTAAGCCAGACGACGCGCTGATGGCCGGGGTGGAAGGTTTCACCGTTGAGCCGTATGATCCGGCGTGGTTTCCTGAAGCACCTGTGGAGGCGCAGAATGGCTAAGTCCCCGGCTTGGCAGCGGAAAGAAGGCAAGGCTGAATCTGGCGGCTTGAACGCCAAAGGTCGCGCCTCCTACAACCGTGCCAATCCGGGCAAGCCAGGGCTTAAAGCCCCCCAACCTGAAGGTGGGCCGCGTAGGGATTCATTTTGTGCCCGCATGAAAGGCATGAAGAAAAAGCTGACTTCAAAAGAGACAGCTAATGACCCTAACAGCCGTATCAATAAAAGCCTACGGGCGTGGGACTGCTAGAGGTGATGCGTGGAGTCAGTCATCTGGAATACTATCCTGACGGTCTTGTTGGGCGTTGTCGCATATATCATGGCGACTAAATTCGCTGAACTCGACCGTCTGAGCATTCTCCTGAACAAGACGAGGGAAGAGGTAGCGCGTGATCACATCACTCGCGCCGAGTTTCGTGCAGACATGGCACAGTTGATGGACCGCTTCGACCGTCTTGAGCGCAAGCTAGATGCCATGATTGGCGGCCGCAGAGCCGTAGATCGCACTGCGGAAGGGGACTGAGATGACTTTCAAGTCTGACGCCCAACGCAAGCTCATGTACGCCATAGCCAACAACCCGGCTGTGGCAAAGAAGACGGGCATCAGCAAGAAGGTTGCTGACAAGTTCATTCAACACAAATCCGAAGGAGGCAATGTGAAAAAGCATGAAGACACCGCCCAGGACAAGGCGATGGTGAAGAAGGCTGTGCATGCTCATGAAAAAGCGATGCATAAGGGCAAGCCTCTGACCAAGCTTGCTAAGGGCGGCAAACTCGACGGCTGCGCCATGAAGGGCAAGACGAAAGGGACGATGCGATGAAAGAACGTCTGATGAACATGCTGCGCGGTCGCAGCACCTCTGATGCTGGCGCTGGCCGTGGTCGAGTGAACCCGCCGATGGCGCGGGAAGAGAATCCTGCTGACGCGCGAATTCGCGCTGCCGTCGAGGAAGCCCGCCGTGAGCGTGAGCGTGAGCGCATGGGCGCTGCCTATGACCGTGCGATGCCCAACCCCGAGTTCAAGAAGGGCGGCTGCGTCAAGAAGTACGCCAAGGGCGGCGTGACCCGTGCGGACGGCTGTGCCACGAAGGGCAAGACCAAAGGCACGATGCGATGAGAGCCAGCCGGGGCATGGGGGCCATGTCCCCCACTAAGATTGCCGCGTTGAAAAAAGGCGGAAGTGTTGGCCTTTACGCCAACATCCATGCGAAGCGTAAGCGCGGTGAGAAGATGCGCAAGCCCGGTGTCCCCGGCGCTCCCACTGAGCAGGCATTCATCCAGTCGGCCAAAACGGCGAAGAAGTAAACCATGACGACATCGGGCACCACCACTTTCAACATGGATCTAGGAGACATTGTTGAGGAAGCGTTTGCCAGATGCGGCGCAGAGTTGCGCACAGGCTGGGATTTGCGCACTGCAAGAATTTCGCTTAATCTACTTTTTGCTTCATGGGCCAACCAAGGCATCAATCTGTGGACTGTGGCTCAAGGATCTATTCCTCTCGTTGCTGGAACGGCTACTTATAATCTTCCTAACGATACTGTCGATTTGCTTGAGCATGTTATCCGTACTGGCGCTGGTTCGGCATCTACTCAGGCTGATCTGAGCATCACACGAATCAGCGTATCCACCTACGCCACAATCCCCAACAAGCTGACACAAGCACGCCCGATTCAGGTCTACATCAACCGCCAAAGCCCCACGCCGACGATCACGGTGTGGCCGGTGCCCGACAACACGACAACGTACACTTTTGTGTACTGGTACCTGCGCAGGATCCAAGACGCAGGTGATGGCGCGAACACGATGGATGTGCCGTTCCGCTTTATCCCCTGCATGGTGTCTGGGCTGGCGTACTACCTATCCATGAAGATCCCCGGTGCGCTGGAGCGCATGCAAGTACTGAAAGCGCAGTACGATGCAGATTTTGGCCTCGCCGCAGACGAAGATCGAGAAAAAGCGGCGATCAGAATGGTTCCACGCCAGCAATTTATTTCGTAAGTCTAAAAATGCTACGATGCTCTAAGTGCGGCATAGAGAAGCCAGACACTTTGTTCCCAAAGAAGGGGCGGCAGTGTAAGGCGTGTGTTGCCGCGCGGGACAAAACGTACGTAGCGCAAAATCGCGCGACTGTACAGGCACGAAAAAACGCGTGGCAGCAAGAAAAAAGAGAAACGATTCGTGCGGAACGTCCCGTTAAGCCGCTTTCTCCGTTGCAGCAAGCTATTTTAAGCGGGTCCAAAACATACTTTACCGGGCTTCCGTGCGCTCAAGGGCATGTTGCTGACAGACTAGTGTCAAGTCGCGGGTGTTGCGAATGCGCCAAAATTGTAACGTTAGCGTATAAAGAAAAAAATAAGGCCGCGCTTTTATCAAAGAAACGCGCATACGCTAAAGCATACAGACTTAAATACCCAGAGCGTGTAAGAGAGATAGCTAAAAAAACAGCGCTAAAACGTGTCCATAAAGATCGAGCGCTTAGCAAAGCGTGGCGACAGAAAAATAAAAGTCGTGTACTAGCTTGGACTAGGCAACGGCAGCTAGCAAAAATGCAGCGTACCCCTGCGTGGCTTACGGATGACGACCTTTGGATCATAGAACAAGCGTACGAGTTGGCAGCTTTACGTAAAAAAATGTTTGGCTTTGCTTGGCACGTAGATCACATCCTGCCGTTACGTGGTAAAACAGTTTCTGGGCTTCACGTTCCTACTAACCTACAAGTTATCCCAGGAATAGAGAACTCTAAGAAAAGCAACCGGGTGGAGGTTGCGTAATGGGTAATCGCTTTGCGGCAGGTGCCCGAGCCATCGCGATATGTGATGTATGTGGTTTTCGGTTTAAGCTAAAGGACTTGAAAGAGCAAGTACTTAAGACAAAGCGGTACAACGTACTTGCTTGTAAAGAGTGTTGGACCCCAGATCACCCGCAGTTGCAGTTGGGCATGTTCCCGGTGGACGATCCGCAAGCGTTACGAAATCCTCGAAACGACACCACGTACGTTACGTCAGGTACTAATTCTGGCGGATTTCCATCAGGTGGCTCTCGGGACATCCAGTGGGGCTGGAACCCGGTCGGCGGCGCGAATGCTGCAGTGTCGAATGCGCCCAACTACTTGGTCGCAACGACTTATGTTGGTACAGTTACCGTGTCGGTGACTTAGGAGAAAGCATGGCAACGAAGGCTGGTGACAAGATGGTTCCCGCGCCGATGGGCGGCAAGCCCAGCAAGAGCACGGGCGTGGGCAAGAAGAATGCGGACATGAAGAAGATGGGCCGCAACCTTGCCAAGATCGCTGCACAGAAGCGAGGCTAACATGGCGAAGTTCAGCATGAAGAAGGGCGGCAAGGAAGTCGGCCCTGCGAGCGTCTACGCACCTCCGCACAAGGGTTCCAAGCCCTACAGTGCCAAGCAAGCCCTGGCCGAGACGGAAAAGGGCGGCAGCGCCAATGAGGTCAATATGTCTGTGGGTAGCATTTCCCGCAACAAGCCTCCTGCAGCCAAGACTTCCGGCATTCAAGTGCGTGGCACTGGTGCGGCGACGAAAGGCAAGATGGCCCGTGGGCCGATGGCCTAAAACACCATGAATTACACCCAGTTGACGGACGCAATTCAAGACATTTGTGAAGCCCCCTTCACGAGTGATCAGCTTGCGCTCTTCACGAAACAAGCAGAGCAGCGCATATTCAGTACTGTTCAGCTTCCAAGTCTACGTAAGAACGTCACGGGTAACCTAACCAGCGGAAACAAATACCTGCAGTGCCCTGCGGATTTCCTTTCGGTGTTTTCTCTGGCGGTGATCAAGGCCACGGGCGAGTATGTGTACCTGCTGAACAAGGATGTGAACTTCCTTCGTGAGGCGTATCCTAATCCTGCCACGACTGGTGTGCCGAAGTACTACGCGATCTTTGGCCCCCGCAGCGACAACGAGGACGAACTGACCTTCATCCTTGGCCCCACGCCTAGCGACAACCTGCTGGCGGAACTGCACTACTTCTACCTGCCTGAGTCGATCAGTGTAGCGGCAGATGGCCGCTCTTGGCTGGGTGATAACTTCGACTCCGCTCTGCTCAACGGGGCGTTGATTGAAGCGATCCGCTTCCAGAAGGGTGAAGCTGACGTGATCCAGATGTACGAGAAGCTGTACCTTGAGTCTCTTGCGCTGCTGAAGAACCTGGGTGATGGCAAGATGCGTCAGGACGCGTATCGTTCTGGCCAAGTTAGGACGCCCGTCAGATGAGCATCGTTCAGACACAGACCACCAGCTTCAAGGCCGAGCTATACCAGGGCATCCATGACCTGCCGAACGACACGCTTAAGCTGGCTTTGTACGACGCCAACGCTAACCTGAATGCGGCGACTACGGCGTACACGACTGACAACGAAGTTGTAGGCACTGGATATGTCGCAGGTGGCAAAACGGTTACCGGCGTTACTGTGTCCTCCGATGGGTACACCGCCTGGGTATCCTTCGACAACCCCGAGTGGGATCCAGCCGCCTTTACGGCCCGCTGCGCTCTCATCTACAACGCGAGCAAAGCCAACCGGTCCATCGCCGTGCTGGATTTTGGGGCAGATAAAGTCGCAGGCCCAAAGTTCGTAATCAACCTTCCGGCAGCAACCGCGACTTCTGCGCTGATCCGGTCCTCCAACTGAGGTGCATGATGCAAGAAAACGGCAAAGCCAAAGACCTGATGACTGGGGGCCTGATTGCAGGTACGGCAGCGGCTGAGAGCGCCAGCGCTACGGGCAAGTACGTGGTCGAGTGCTTCGACAAGGACGGTAACCTGAAGTGGGTTGCAGAGTCTAAGAACCTCGTGGTTAACGTCGGCCTTCAGTACATGGCAGGTGCTGCGCTCACGGGTACGACGCCTGTGACGACTTGGTACATTGGTCTGTACGGATCTGGTGCGACGAACGATCCTGCGGCTGGGGATACCTTGGCCCTGCACGGTGGGTGGACTGAAATCACGCCTTACGCGGGCAACCGTGTGGCGGCGACCTTTGCTGCGGCGACCAATGCCAACCCGTCCGTGGTGACCAACAGCGCAAACAAGGCCCAGTTCACGATCAATGCGCCCGCGACGGTGGGCGGTGCGTTCCTGTGCAGCGTGGCTTCAGGTACTTCCGGGGTGCTGTTCAGCGCAGCAGATTTTGCCTCTCCTGGCGACCGTGCGGTGGTGAGCGGGGACGTGATCTTGGTAAGTTACAGTCTCTCTCTTTCCGCTTAAATTGGATGTGTAAATGGCAGAAGGAGGCTGGGGTTCCGGCTCTTGGGGGCAAGCTGCATGGGGTGGGTCAGTATATGACCGCTCCGCAGATGAATCCTCCGTTGCCGCTGACGCCGCCTCCGCTGCTGTAAACGTCCAGTCCGTTGTAGCCGAATCTGCCGCAGGCAGCGAAACCGCTCAAGCGCAAGCGGAATTCCAATCCTCCGTGGCGGAGGCGGCGACGGGCAGTGAAGCTGTCCAAGCCCAAGCGCAGTTCCAAAGTAGCGTAGCAGAGACCGCTGCGGGCAGCGAAGCGGTGCAGGCCCAGGTGAACTGGGCAGTCAGTATTGCCGAAACTGGCGCTGTCACTGACGCGCTGGCCGCGCAGTTGCAATGGGCCGTGGTGGTCGATGAGGCAGGCACTATCTCGGATGCGAACAGTGCGAACTTTGGTTTTGAAGCTTCTGTCAGCGAAACGGCTTCTGGCGCAGATACGGTTTCAACCAACATCACGGTTCAAAGTCGCGTAGTAGAGACTGCTGCGGGGCTTGACGCCATCTCTGCGCTTGTTACAGTACAGGCACAGGTCGAAGAGGTTGCGAATGCCATTGAGCATTTGCTGGCCCAAGCCAGATTTGCCACCTCCCTTGATGAAGCTGCCCACATCGTTGATGTGGTTCTTGGCCGCAAGTTATGGGAAGTCATTGACGATTTGCAGACGGCTGGGTGGGGCAACGTGCCTACACCGCAAACTCCGGGATGGGGTGCAGTCGATAACACGCAAACGCCCGCTTGGCAAAACATAACCAACACACAAACCTCAGGATGGGCGAAACCCAGCACGGACCAGACTCCGACTTGGGACGACATCCAAACGACTTAGGAGCATTAAATGCCCACTAGCTATACCAATAATCTCGGTCTTGCTCTCCCTGTCCAGGGTGAATTAGCAGGTACTTGGGGCGATGTTGTAAACACAGAAATTACTGGCCTTTTGGACAGCGCAATTGCTGGTACGACGACGCTCAGTTCTGATGCTGATGTCACGCTGACGGACACCACGGGTGCGGCCAACCAATCTCGGCAAGCTATTCTGTTGTGGACGGCCAACGGCACGGCGACTCGGACGATCACGGCTCCGGCGCGGACCAAGGCTTACATCGTCATCAATGCTTCGGCGGGCACGCAGAGCATCAAGTTGGTTGGCGCAGGCCCGACGACCGGCATCACGGTGGCGGCGGGGGAACGTTGTGTGGCAGCTTGGAACGGAAGCGACTTCGTAAAAGTGGCTTCTAGTGTTCCTGACGGTGTGACTTCGGTTGCACTGTCTGCCCCTACAGGGCTGACGGTTTCTGGCTCTCCGGTAACGTCTTCCGGCACGCTGGCGTTGTCACTGACTGCCGGATACTCCATCCCCACTACATCCAGCCAATCGAACTGGGACGCAGCCTACACGCAACGTCTGCAGTGGGATGGCGGCAGCACAAACCTTGTCGCTTCGACGGGGCGCACGTCGCTTGGCGGAACCACTGTTGGTCAGAACTTCTTCACGCTGACAAACCCTGGCGCTATCACTTTCCCGCGCATCAACGCTGACAACACGGTATCTGCCCTGTCTGCGGCAGACTTCCGCACGGCGATTGGTGCTGGTACTGGCGGCGGTTCAGTGACTTCGGTTGGCGGTACGGGCACTGTGAACGGCATCACGCTGTCTGGCACAGTAACTTCCACTGGCAACCTGACGCTTGGCGGCACGCTGAGCGATGTAAGCCTGACGACTCAGGTCACGGGCAGGCTGCCTGTTGCCAACGGCGGTACGGGCGCAGCCACGCTAACCGGGTTGGTCAAGGGCAACGGCACAAGCGCCTTCACGGCGGCTGCGGCAGGTACTGACTATGCCCCGGCTACGTCTGGCACTTCAATTCTGTACGGCAACGGGGCTGGCGGGTTCAGCAACGTCACCCTCGGATCTGGAATTAGCTTTTCTGGCGGCACATTGTCAGCTACTGGCTCAGGTGGTACGCTTACTGCGGTGACGGCTTCGGCTCCGTTGGCCTCGTCTGGCGGCTCTGCGCCCAACATCAGCTTGACCGGTGCGGTGGCGGTGGCCAACGGCGGCACCGGGGCAACAAACGCGGCGACAGCGCGTAGCAATCTCTCTGTGCCATCGACTGATGGGACCGGTGCCTCCGGCACCTGGGGCATCAACATCACCGGCAACGCGAACTACGCGAACAGTGCCGGCTCGGCCTCGTCTGCGACGTCAGCCACCACGGCGTCAACAGCCAACGCACTGAACACCGGCAACAGCTATCAGGTCAGCTCTCTTGGTGTTGGCACTGCTGCCTCTGGTACAGCCGGTGAGATCCGCGCCACTAACAACATCACGGCATACTACTCGGACGACCGGCTGAAGACGCGCCTCGGCCAGATCGAGGGCGCGCTCGAGAAGGTCTGCTCGCTCACCGGCTTCTATTACGAGGCCAACGAGACGGCCCAGGCGCTGGGCTACAAGGCGGTGCGCGAGGTGGGCTTGTCCGCGCAGGACTTGCAGGCTGCGCTTCCTGAAGTCGTCGCCCCGGCACCGATCGATGACAAGTACCTGACCGTCCGCTATGAGCGCGTGATCCCGCTGCTGGTGGAGGCGATCAAGGAACTTCGCGCCGAGTTGGCTGCAATGAAAGGAGCCTGCTGATGGCACTCCCAACTTCCGGCGCTCTGACGTTCGCGAACATCCAGACCGAGTTCGGCGGCTCCAACCCGATCAGCCTGTCCGAGTATTACGCGGGCGGCGCATACGTGCCGTCCGGCACCTCGGGCACCAACGGCGCTGTGCCCACCAGCGGCGCCATTTCGATCTGGCACTTCTACGGCACGTCCGCAGAGACCAACTGGATTGCTGTGCTCAATCGCGACACCAACATGCCGACAGTCGGCTGGAGTGTTGCTGTCGACAAATCGGGAAGCGTCATTCTTGGTGCGGGGGCGAACGCCACTTGGGCCTCGGAGAATTACCCACTACTCGTGAAGATCTCGCCGACTGGCTCGGTCTCCTGGTCCATCACGGATAACAATCTTGCCTCACGAGCCCAAAGTTTCGCGTTTGACAGCTCGAACAACATCTACGCGGGCTACGTAGCGAACGGCGCGTACAGCGAGGCCTCGTTCTTCAAGCTGAACGGAGCGTCGCCTACCAGTGTGCTCTGGTCAAAAAAGCTAAACATCACAAACTACAACTATGCGCACATAAACATCGACTCGTCGGACACCGTCTACGTTGCTGGGTCGTATTACGACAACGACATTTCGTCGGGCGTCGTGTATCTGCACAAGTTCAACGCCGCCGGCACGCACTTGCTCGGGAAGCGCGGATGGCTGAGCGAGACGGTGACGTGCAATGAAGCGTCGATTGACGGCAGCAGCAACGTGTTCTACACGGGGCAATCCATCTATTACGACGACTGGTACGAGGAGTATCTGCCGTGTGGTTTCCTCTCAAAGATCAACTCGTCCGGCGTCCACCAGTGGTCGAAGTATCTTGAGAATGGCGGCTTTGGGTACTCGCTGTTTGCAGTAAAGGCCACGAGCGCGGGCAACGCTTACTTTGGCGGCGACACCATGGGCACCGCTGTCTTGCTCAAAGCCAACTCTGCTGGGACCTTCATTTGGAAGTCGGCCGTGAGCATCGGAAGCTCCGCCGCTAGCTGTGAGGACCTTGCCGTTGATGCGTCCGAAAACGCATACATGCTGCTCCGCTACGCCGAGAACAGCATCCAGAAGTACGCCGTCATCAAGTACAACTCCTCCGGCACGGTGGTGTGGCAGCGGTCCATTGCCCTGAACACGAACGCCGTGAGCTTCAACTTGTACGGCATCACGGTGAACAACTCCGGCGGCTCGTTCATCGTCACGGGCTTCGCCGAGCCATCGCAGCTTAAGGCGGTTGTGCTCAAGCTCCCGACCGACGGCAGCAAGACGGGCAACTACACCGTTGGGGGAGTGACCTTTGTGTACGCGGCAGCGTCGGCCACGTTCACAACGCCAACGGAGACGCAGGGCACCTTCGGAATGGGGATCGCCGACATCGTGCCGACGGCGGCATCGAGAAGTTTCTCCTCCACAACCGTAACCAATTCAGCCTTAACCGTATGACCAGCAACTACATCAAGCTCTCCACGATGGAGTATCCCCGCCACATCGGGGACATCGAACTCGATCCGGCAGGCATGGCGGACTACGCGCCAGTGGAGCTGGTTGCGCAACCGCCTTTCAACTACGAGACGCAGTACGTGCAGGAGAAGTTCCCTGAGCAGCGCGACGGCAAGTGGTACATGGCGTGGGAGGTGCTGCAGCGGCCCGCCGAGGACGTCGCCAAGCACGTTCGACTCCAGCGCAACAAGCGGCTTGCGGCGTCCGACTGGTCTCAGCTGCCTGACGCCCCACTCACCGATGAGCAGCGCGCACAATGGGCGCAGTACCGCCGGGCGCTGCGCGACATCGCTGAGCAGCCCGGCTTCCCGTACGAAGTGGAGTGGCCCGTCGCGCCGACCTGATATTTGCGTAACACCAACAAACGATTGGCAACACGCAGATCACAGAATCCGAGCGCCTAGATAAGCCCTAAAATTGATTGCCCCAGCGGGGCGTCTTCCGAACTTCTACAGAGCCCTGACCATGTTCGAACTAGCCTCTGGCCTTCTCGGCTCCCTGTTCGGGGGGCTGTTCCGTCTGGCTCCGGAAGCCTTCCGCTTCTTCGACCGCAAGGACGAACGCGCCCATGAACTGAAGATGTTCACGCTCCAGACCGATCTGGAGAAGGTGCGTGGCACGTTCCGCATGGAGGAGAAGTATGTGGAGCACTCGGCCTCCCAACTCGACGCCATCGCGGACGCGTTCAAGCAGCAGGGTGAAGCCGACAAGCGTGCGTGGAAGTGGGTGGCCAGTCTGTCTGCGCTGGTCCGTCCCGGCATCACGTACATTCTTTTCGGTCTGTACGTCGCCTTCAAAATCACGATGATCAGCTACGCCATCCAGATGGGCGCTCCTTGGTACGAAGTCATCCGTGAGAACTGGACCGGCGACGACTTTGCCATGCTGAACATGATCATCACGTTCTGGTTCGTTTCAAGAAGTATTGATAAATACCAAGGGAAATGATCAGTGATGCGATCCAACTTGCTAAGAACGCCCTCGTCAAGCCCTTCGAGGGCTACCATCGAAGACTACCTGATGGTGGGTGCATGGCTTACCCTGATCCCGGCACTGGCGCTGAGCCGTGGACTATTGGCTATGGCAGTACTGGCCCAGGAATCACAAAAGGCACTGTTTGGACTGAACAGCAAGCAGAAGAAGCCTTAGACAAGCACCTTCTGTATTTCGCATCGGGTGTGCTTGCTTTGTCGCCTGGGTTGGTCAACGAGCCGCCCAGGCGGCTTGCCGCCATCATTTCTTTCGCGTATAACTGCGGCTTAGGTAACTACCGCATCTCCCGGTTGCGCAAGCGCGTTGATGCCAAGGACTGGGACGGAGCGTGCGAGCAGATCCTAAAATGGAACCGTGCCGCTGGCAGAATCCTCCGGGGACTCACCCGTCGAAGAGAAGCTGAAGCCGCGCTGCTAAGATGAGGTAGTAAAGTGCCGTTAAAAAAGCTGCTGCTAAAACCCGGCGTAAACAAAGAGAACACGCGCTACGCGTCGGAGAATGGGTGGTATGAATGCGACAAGATTCGCTTCCGCCAAGGTACGCCTGAGCGCATCGGTGGTTGGAACCGCATTTCCGGCAGCACGTTTCTAGGTCTTTGTCGTCACCTGTGGAACTGGGTCACACTGAGTTCGCTGAACCTGATGGGCCTGGGCACCAACCTGAAGTACTACATTGAGCAGGGCGGGGTCTACTACGACATCACGCCTATCCGCTCCACGGTTGTCCTCACAAACCCGTTCACGGCCACGCTTGGATCTTCAGTCATCACGGTCGCAGACACGGCGCACGGCTGTGTCAACGGCGATTTCGTCACGTTCTCTGGTGCGGTAGGGCTTGGCGGCAACATCACTGCTGGGGTGCTGAACAAGGAACACCAGATCACGCTGGTGGACAGCAACACCTACACGATCACGGTCAGTGCCACGGCCAACGCAACCGATGCAGCGGGTTCTCCTGGGGGCGGTGCTTCAGTTGTCACTGCCTACCAACTCAGTGTTGGCCCTGAAATCCAGTTCCCGCTGGTCGGCTGGGGTGCTGGGGGTTGGGGTTCTGGCAGTTGGGGTGTCGGTGCTACATCTACCTCCGCGCTTCGTCTGTGGAGCGCAATGGACTTCGGTGAAGACCTAATCTTCGGCCCTCGCGGTGGCGGTATGTACTACTGGGACGCTTCTGCCGGTACCGCAGTGCGTGGCGTCAACCTGAACTCTTTGGGCGGCACGGTCACGATCACCATCGCTGCCCCGGCAGTCATCACACTCTCCACCCCGCTTTCCACAGGCATGCCGGTAAAACTTGCCACCACAGGTGCGCTTCCCACCGGACTGACTGCGGGTACCACGTACTACCTTGAGAACGTGCAAGGGTTAACGGCTAATCTGTCAGCTACCTCCGGTGGGGCACCAATTACCACGACGGGCTCGCAAAGCGGTGTGCACTCCGTTTCGGTACTGGAGGCTGTGCCTACGGTGCAGAACGTGATCTTCGTATCGGATACCAGCCGCTTCGTGTTCGCCTTCGGGTGCAACGACTACTTCTCTGCGGTGCAGAACCCAATGCTGATCCGCTGGTCGGATCAAGAGAGCGCGGTCAACTGGTACCCACAGGCGACCAACCAAGCAGGCAGTCTCACGCTGTCTCACGGCTCCGAGATCATTGCGGTTCAGCAGACCCGGCAAGAGATTCTGGTCTGGACCGACACGTCGCTGTACTCGCTGCAGTACCTTGGACCTCCGGTGGTGTGGGGATCGCAGTTGCTGGGGGACAACATCTCAATTCAGGGACAGAACGCAGTGGCGGTGGCTTCGGGCGTGGTGTACTGGATGGGTGTGGACAAGTTCTACGTGTACGACGGTTCGGTTAAGACGCTCAACTGTGACCTTCGTCGGTATGTCTTCAACGACTTCAACAACTCGCAGAATCAGCAAGTATTTGCTGGGACGAACGAGGGCTTCAACGAGGTCTGGTGGTTCTACTGCTCTAAGAATTCCACCGTCGTAGATAAATACGTCGTCTACAACTACCTTGAAAACATCTGGTACTACGGTACGCTGTCGCGCACGGCTTGGATCGACTCCGGCCTGCGCAAAACTCCGGCGGCAGCAACATACAGTCACAATCTCGTAAACCATGAAGAAGGTGTGGACGACAACGAGACGGGTACGCCCGCTCCGATCACTGCCTACATCGAGTCTGCGGAGTTCGATATTGAAGATGGCCACCAGTTTGGGTTTGTCTGGCGTATCCTGCCGGATGTGACCTTTGATGGGTCCACGGCAGCGGCTCCGTCTGCCAAGATGACGCTGATCCCGATGAACAACTCGGGTTCCGGGTTTACATCTCCGCGCTCCAGCGGTGGTACAGACAACGCCCGCGTGACGCGGACAGCGACTATCCCGATTGAGGCATATAGCGGAGATACGGCGTTTGAACGCAACGTCACGCCGGGTCAGGTGTACGTGCGCGTGCGTGGACGGCAAATGATTCTGCGGATGGAGTCTGATTCCCTCGGCACCATGTGGCAGTTGGGAGCACCGCGACTCGATGTGCGTTTAGACGGCAGGCGTTAGGTAAAAACCCTAATGAAGCTCGACAAAGTTGTAGCCCCAAACCTGCCGCTGGCTTCAGCGTCATGGACGCAGCGTTTCCAAGAGCAGTTCAGCAACGTGCTGCGACTGTTCTTCAACCGGGTGGTGGGCACGCTTAACGAGCTTCTTGGGGAGGATGGGGGACGCTTCATCAGCATGCCCCATGCGACCTTCTACGACACGACCGACCAGTATGCGCTTGCGGCAAACACGCCCTACGCAGTCGCTTTTGATAGTGAATACCTAACCAACTCTGTCTACAAAGACAGAACAGATCCGACGCGGATCTATGTCACGCATGCGGGTATCTATAACTTTGCGTTCTCGCTGCAGCTTGCTCAGACAAGCTCCTCTACACACTTCTTCTATGTGTGGTTCAGACGCAACGGGGTGGATGCCCCATTTTCTGCCAGTCAGTACGTTATCAACGGAAACCCTGCAGAAGCCATTGCCGCGCTGAATTTCTTTGTGGAGATGCAGCCTGGAGATTACTTCCAGCTTATGTGGATGGTCAGCGACACGCGCGTTTATATCGCCAACCTTGCGTTGCCTTCCCCCGCCCCGCAAAGCCCTTCTGCAATTCTGACCGTTAACTTCGTGTCGGAAAGCTCCAAAGTCACTGAGGTAGCACCGTAATGCCGACCATTCAAGAAATTCAAGGCTGGCTTTCAGCGAACCCCACAGCCACTGACGCTGACATTCGTGCTGCGATGGGTCAGTACGGTGTCTCCACGGACCTGATGGCGCAAGCTACTGGGCTTGCTTTGGCCGATGTGCAGTCACGCTATAACGCGGCTGCTCCGGTGACTACGCCGTATCAAGCACCTGCACTGCAAGAGACTGCTTCCTCACCCGCAGTCCCAGACACCAACGCGATCAAGCAACAGTTGCTTTCGCAGTGGTCGCAGATCAATCCTGCGCACATGCAAATCACGCTGAAGCAGTCGGGGCTAACACTCGATCAGTTGGCAGACCAGTTTGCGCAGCAGGCGCAAGCCGCAGGGATTACGGACCTTGGCGGATTGAAGCTGGGCACACCAATCATTGAAAAGGTCGTGGTGCCTGAAACCACCGACTGGGGCAGTCCGCAAGAGTTGGAGATTGCCCGTAACTATCTGACGTTTGGCGAGGGGGATCAGGCCAAACAAATCGGCTACATCGGTGCAGGGCAAGGCCAACAGTATCTGGACGACCCCGATGCGCTCAATAGGATCCTGTATCCATACGCGTTCAAGGACCAAGATCAAAACCGCGACTCTTTGGGCCGATTGTTCGGCACGGCAGAGGGGGGTGGTTGGACTTCTGGAGAAGTAATCAAAGGCCCTGACGGCCAGTTAATGGTCGTGCCTAAGTGGGGCGAATCGTCGGATAAAGACGAACTGCTTAAAGCTGCACAGGTGTTGATGACCGTCGCCCCGGGCCTTGGGCAAGGTATCGGGGAGCTGCTTGGCGCGCAGGGGTTGACTGCATCCGCGCTTGGCAACGCGCTTGTTGGCGGTACGCTGTCTGAACTTTCGGGTGGGGACTTTCTTAAAGGGGCCGTTGCGGGTGGCGTAGGCTCTTTGGCAGGACCGACCTTGAGCGGCTTGGGAGAAAGCGCAGTAAGCGCGCTTGGTGCGCAAGGGGCCACGGCGGAAGCACTTAAAAACGCCATCGCAGGTGCGGGGCGGAACGCACTTGGTGCGGCGGTGTCAGGCAACAGTATTGCGGACGCTTTGCTGATAGGCGGGCTGAGTGGGGCGGCTACCGGCGCGGTTAAATCGTTTGTAGGCGATCTTGGCCTTCCTGCCAGCGTTACTTCTCCGTTGAGCGCGGCGGCAGTTGCAGCCCTTACGGGTAAAGATCCGACTAAAGCCGCAGTCAATGCCCTCATCAGCGAGGCCATGAAAAGCTCCAACGACAGCATCAAAACGATGCCGGGATTAAACGAATACAACTATGAAGCTCTGGAGCCGCTGAAACTTACTCCGCATATTACTGGCGACGAGTTGCTGCGAGAGTTGGGGCTTGAGGATCGCTACGACTACAGTGCGCTTGACCGCGTTTTGCCAGGAGGCGACGAGTTGCTGCGAGAGTTGGGGCTTGAGGATCGCTACGACTACAGTGCGCTTGACCGCGTTTTGCCAGGAGGCGATGACGGCAATTTGGAACCCGACTTCTTCGTGGAGCAAGGACGTGATGGCACGGTCGTAAAAGATACGGCAGGCAACGTAGGCTACTTCTCCAATACGGGGGACTGGGTGCCGATCTTTGATGTCGGCGAAGTGCCTACTGGCGGCAATCTTGAGCAAGACTTTACGGTCGTGCATGAGCGTGATCGCCCGGCCTTCATTGAAGATATGGCGGGCAATACCGGGTACTTCTCCAATACGGGGGACTGGGTGCCCGTTGACGACACGGGAGCAGCCCCCACTGGCGGCAATCTTGAGCAAGACTTTACGGTCGTGCATGAGCGTGATCGCCCGGCCTTCATTGAAGATATGGCGGGCAATACCGGGTACTTCTCCAATACGGGGGACTGGGTGCCCGTTGACGACACGGGAGCAGCCCCCACTGGCGGCAATCTTGAGCAAGACTTCGTCGTTGAGCAGAACAAGGACGGCGCGATCATCCGCGACGACGCGGGCAACCGTGGCTATTTCGATGACGAGGGCAACTGGACCATCGTGACGGGCGAGGATCCGGATGAGCTTGAGAAGATCATGACCGAGGACACAGACAACGGCCCGGGCAGCGATACGAAGACTGACACGAAGACTGACACGAAGACAGATACCAAAACGGACACGGATACGTCAAAATCCGGCCTAGATTTGAACACGTTGCTGGCCCTCCTTGGAATGCTAGGCAACCAACAGCAAGAGCAACAACAGCCGTACCAGCTTGCAGACGTGAGCCGAGGGGTTGAGCAAGCCCAGGAGCTTATTAACTCCATGTTCGGAGGCAAAACAGCATGAGCGACCAATCTGAGCTTAACTTCCTGAACGAGAGTCAGGACTCCTATAACTACGACCTCGGCACTCGCTACGACTTCTCGGACATCCTCAAGGACTACGATCCGACCAAGGACTTCGATGATGATACTGGCGGCAATCTTGAGCAAGACTTTACGGTCGTGCATGAGCGTGATCGCCCGGCCTTCATTGAAGATATGGCGGGCAATACCGGGTACTTCTCCAATACGGGGGACTGGGTGCCCGTTGACGACACGGGAGCAGCCCCCACCGGCATGGGCGGTTGGAACGCGCCTGCTGATTGGCTGCGCCGTATCTGGAAGGGCATCAAGGACACTGGCAGCAAGGCCCTGACGGGCGGTACCACGCAGAACGCGGGGTTGCTGGCGCTTCTTGGCGCACTGGCAGGCTACGCGGACAGGCGCACCCCTTCTGGCGGCGGTGTGGCTATGCGTTACGCGGGTGTGAAGAACCCCACCACGCGCACGATGGTCAAGGGCCCCAGCGGTCAGCCGATCGCTCGCTACGCAGCAGATGGCGGTTTGATGCGCGCCTATGCCCGGGGCGGCGAGGTGGTGATGCAGGACGGCGGGTTCGTGATGACCAAGAAAGCCGTGGACGGCGCGGGCGGTATCCAGGGCCTCAAGCAGTTGCTGCCCGCTGCGCAGCCTATCCGTGGGCCCGGTACGGGCACCAGTGACTCCATTCCTGCGCGCATCCAAGGCCCTGATGGGGCTTCTCCCGCGCGTGTCTCCAACGGGGAGGCGTACGTTCCTCCCGGCGAAGCAAGCACCCAGCGTCTGTACGCGCTGATGCGCCAACTTGAGCGGAAGGCGTGACATGGCAACTATTCAAGAAATCCAAGGCTGGCTGGCGCAGAATCCTAACGCCACTGATCGGCAGATCCGCGCTGCAATGGACCAGTACGGTGTAACCGCGCAGCAGATGGCGGAAGCTACTGGAATCCCAGTATCGCAAATCCAACAACGCTACACCGCTGCCGGTACGACTGGTACGACTGGTACGACTGGTACGACTGGTACGACTGGTACGACTGGTACGACTGGTACGACTGGTACGACTGGTACGACTGGTACGACTGGTACGACTGGTACGACTGGTACGACTGGTACGACTGGTACG